TTTAATTCTTTTGGAAAGCCTACATGTTGTATATTTTTTTTTTAGTTTTACCCTGCCATATTTTTTGCTGTTTAGTATAATCTTTCGGTTTATATGTATAACCATCAGCCTTAGCTTGCTTTATCCATATACCTGCAACTAAAACAGTAAATCCACCAATTATGGCAGCTACAATTAACCAAGTTATAGCCTCGCCTATCTGTCTTCTCAACTGTTGTTGTTTATAAACAGTTTCTTGTCTTTGCTTTCTTATCTGACCTTCCATAGCCAATAAATCATTGTATGCTTGCGGTCCGTAAGTCATATTTAAAAACATTTTTAACTCGTATCTTTGTTCTTCGAGTTTCTTTTTTGCTGCATATGCAGCGAGAGCTGCTTCTTCTATAGATCCAGCTTTGAACAACTTTCCGAATAGGGGAGGATTCTTTGCTTGTTTTTCTGCATTGTCAATATCTGAGACAGCTCCCATCCATCTACCTATGTCCCCACTCATCTGTTCTATATCTCTTGCCGCTGCGAAGCCGCCTTTAATAGCCTTAAATGCGCTATTGGCTACACTCATTGCAGCAGTAATTGTTAATGGGTCCATATTGTATTTTCCTTATTTGTAGCCGCCACCTGCTTTCTTATAGGCTTTAGCCATCATCTGTGCTTTTCTGGCAGACCACTGACCGGGTCTTCCGCCCTTGCCGCCTGCTTTAATTCTATTAAATATTCTTTTTCTAAGTCCGGGCTTGGTGTAATTACCAGCTTCGTTAACCCTGCTTTTTGTTTTACCACCCTCTTTCATATTCTTTTGCATTCTCTGCAAATTAGATGGTATTCTTGTTTTGCCCTCATTTATTCTTTTTTGTATTCTTCTTATTTCTTCAACAGTTAAGTCAGAGCCTGTCTTTTTTTTCTTTTTGATAGCTCCTCCGGCTTTCATGCCATTGGCGCTTCCATCATCTATATTCTTTGCTGTCCTTAGTATTTGTAAGTCACCTGCATCAGTGCCTGATGACACAAAGCCACCACTTTTTAATCTTTTAACTTTCATAATACCTCCTGCCTTTGCTTTTAATTTTCTAGGGACATCGGGATCTACTGATTCAGGTAAGTTATTTGGATTATAACGCCTTTGTCTTTGTGTATCCTTTGATTTTTTTCTTCTTATTGTTCTACCCGTATAAGTATCAGCTTTTTTCTTACTAGGGGATTTATTCATTGATTCTTCTGTTCCATGAAACTTTACAAATCCGTCATCATGAAATGGCTCTTTGTATTTTAAGTATGGCATATGATCTCTTCTAAATTTGTCTGCTCTAGTGTCGTAGACCAATTTACCGTCTATCATTTTGTATTTGCCAATAAGTTTTCTTTTTTTTGTTTTTTCTGCCATCAAGATTTCCTGTTTACTTTTCTAGCTTTACTAGTTCTTGCAAAAGATCTGTTTATTGACTTTGGCTTCACTGTGAGATTTTTTTTCTTATTATCTCTAGGGTTGCCATTCTTATGAGCAACATCTTTGCCGTCACCCTTCTTCACACGACCAGCAGTCTTCATCTTAGATCTAGCTGTATTCCTACTAGCTCTACGTTTCTTCTGATCTGTTTGCTTGTGGTAGTTGTCATACTCACCACGATAATTACGTTTTGGCATTATCCTCTACCCACTCGTATCCGTATTTACTTTGCCACTCAACATCAGTTGATATCAAGGCATTACATGTAATACATTGTACTTGCTTTTCTTTAGTGTCTTTTAAAGCTGTTTTGCATATAGGGCAAACTTCTTGTTTTATCATACTGCTCTAGTCTTTCCTCTCATAGCACAACCATCTATTGATCTTTTTCTTTTCATAGGTCCGCCTGCCATCATTCTTTGCATTTCAGTCATTCTATTAGATCCTGACATGTCTGCTTTTTGTCTTTTTCTTCTTTGCTGTTTTGCAAATGCCATTGGTAATATTCCACCCATTCCTGACTCAGCGAGTTTCATCATAGGTTTTTTACCCATAATAGCAGGTATAAGGCCACTTCCTAATATTTTACCTATATTCTTTTTTATTACAGGTTTCTTTTTTATGTTTTTCATACCTAATAGTTTTTGACCTATTTTAGATATTGATTTTTTTGTGGATATTTTACCCCCACCTTTTGTTTTGTAATCTGGCATTCTATTACCTTTCATTTGTTGTCTCATAGAAGCTCTACTAATCAACACTTCCACCTTCTTCTAGCTTGTCTTAAACGACTATTAGGATTTTTTGCTGCTTTAGGAAACTTCTTCATTTGACCTGCAGATCTAGCACAGAAAGACTTACGCCTCTTTGCAGCTTTACTGCCGGGCTTTACTTTTCCTGTAACTGCTGTCTTGAGTTTAGATCCGGGATTATCTCTTCGGTACTTTGCAACACCTTTTTTAGTCATACCTGCACCAGCTTTGGTGGGCCGCTTATGCCCACCGCTGATAGTGTGACCTTTCATAGTCCCTTTTTTTGTAGCCATTACGATAAGAACAAAGTTAACTTATTTCCAGATCCTGTAAAGGCATGTATGAAAGCACCGCTTTCTGCTAATATACCCTGATCTGGTATGTTCAAAGTGTGCAATCCTGTTGGAAAACTTTGAACTAATAAGTCTGCTCCTCCTGATCCATCTTTGATAGTTACCGCTCCTGCAGCGTTTCCAAAAATAACTACTTGTCTTATTCTTGTTCTATCTGGACCAACAACAGCAGCGCTGTCACCTTGGTTAAAGTTAAAGGCTTTTACGTCTGATCGACCTGCCATTTAAGTCTCCTGTAATTAAGCCTCATAGCCTATTAATTCAATTAATAGCTTACCTGCAGTATAGTCTGCATCTGTTGTTGACCCTAATGTTAGATACAAAAACTCATCTGCTGCTGGTAATCCAGTAAAATACACTTTTGTACCTATGGCTGCATTACCTGCATTGACTAATAATGTCTCTGTTAAACTTGAAATAGCGCCATCTTCCACACCAGTACCCTCTGTTGCAGAGTGTACGTTTATGTCATCTTCGCCACCTGCTGGGGTTTCAAAGCACTCCATACTACCAGCGATAATTGTGCCATTTTCTGCTGCTGTGATCTGGCCTATATGACAAACATTTGATGTGCCATCAACACCAATAATATCACCAGATGCTGTTGATCTTAGTCCAGTTAGGTCAATTAATATTCTTGTTGTTATAATTCCACCTTGTCTCATGACAGAGCTTCTGTAAATAGTTCCGGTTCCACCTGTGATACCAGTTCCTGCTTCTGTAGTGAGTTTATTAGCATCTAAAGATGCAAATCCACTAGAATTAATACTTGATTGAGTTGTGATTGTTCCAGTTGTAGCGTTCTTGCTTATAGTGGTGAATCCACCCTCAGAACGGACCGGACCTGAGAAAGTTGTATTAGCCATGTATAATCTCCTTGTCGTGGCAAATGTCTGCTAATGCAGTCAAGGGTTAAAGGAAGGGAGCCGGAAAGGAACAGCTCCCTTTAGGGGTTTATGCTCCCGGTGAACCAAACATTCCGAGAGGATCTGACACACCAAATGAGTATCTCTCACGGGCTTTGTATCTTACGTTACCTGTGTTGAAATCCCCATCCATTGATGTAGACATAGGTGTTCTCACGAACATCTTCATTCCATTAGGAACATCAGTTGTCAAGAAAAACGCATCTGTATCTGTTAAATAGTGATTAACAGCAAAACCCTCTGGAATAGATCCGTTGGTTCTGATTGCGTTTAAGTCGTTATCTGCTGTTCCAACTCTTAGCTCTGATTGTAACACTCTAGTTGCAACAAACATTAGCGCTGGTGGAACGATAAGTTTTCTAGGTCTTGCTGCAATTAACAAACCTCTTTCGTCTACGAAAGCTGCAATGTCAATAACTGCTTGCTCTAAAGATGTCTCGTTCAAGTCAGCATTTGTTGTCAATCTATTTTTATTGTTACCACCAGCTACCGTTGGGTGAGCTGTGTTAAACAATGTTACACCATCGCCACTAGTGAATGTATCAAAGCCTGTGTTAAGCAATGAAGCAGCTTTAGTCTGCTTTGTGTAAGCCATTGCTCTTGCTAGTGCTTTTGTATAACGAGCAGACAATGAATCATAAAGATTATCTTCCATTGCCTCTTCTGTTATTGAAAAGCCCATAGCCACAGTTTCGTGGTTGTACCTTGAAGTAAATGACTCTTGTGCAGAATCATAAGAAATAGCCGAACCCTCTGGCTTTACTGGGGCCGCCCCAAAGCCTGACAATTTGACTTCTTCTTCAAAACTACGCTCTGAGTTTTCTACTTCATAAATTTCAGTATGTTCATCTTCATACTTCTCATACTCCAATCCAAACAATGCGTTTAGACCCGGTAATAGCTCCTTGAGGAGTTGCGCTCTTGAAATAGCCATATTACAACCTCCTTAAGCTGCGCCACTAGTTGATGTAAGCTGATGATAATTGAATTTACAAACCAAGATTGGGAAGTTACTTCCTTTTTCATCACCTAAGTCACCGCCTAGATAGTCTATTATTTTAATGCCGTCACCTGCATTTGTAGATATCTCAGAAGCGTCTAATGAAACACGGGATATACCTAATGTTGTATTAGCGGTTCCTTGAACTACAGGTGCGTTTTTACCGTATATGTCTCTTTCGTTTGAGAAAGATCCATCAGCTTGAATAGTAAATAATACGTTAGGATCATCTACTACATAAGCCATTGCATCAGATGCTACGGTGCTTGCTGGAAAATGCTGACTAAAAGTCAACTGATTAGTATTTGGATCTGTAAATCGGCAACCCATGAAAATACCACATAAGTCAGTTGCTGAACCATCCATAGTGCCTGTCATTTTTGCAATAGTAGTTGCATTACTGGCATTTACTAGCTGAACGATATCGCCCTTAACTATAGCTGTGCTTTCACCAGATTTAATAGGATATTGTCTAAATACCTCTAATGAACCTGTGTCGAATCTACCGATAGGGTTTAATCCAAATGGTGCTGCTGTGCTGCTCATTTTTACCTCTTCGGTTAATTTGTTAATATTTATTACGAAGTGCGTGTGCTTTTCTCTGGTCTGAGTACTGGCATACGGGGGTCGGATTCCTTCATGTAACTATTGTCAACAGCCTGCATCTGTGATGATGCTTGGTTTTGCTGATAGTCCCTTCTGGCATCCATGTTTTCTGTTGAGTTCTTGCAAAGTAACAATCCTCCAACCTCTACATTACCTTTGAATTTGGAATCAACATCAGACATGATCTTCAACTCTGGATGATCTTCTAACTTTACAGGCTCCCAGCCTTCACGAAATTTTGATGACACATTTGTCATATCAGACTGTCCAAGGGCAGATGTACGAATCCATCGGAACTCTACACCCTCTTGTGGCGTTGGATCAGGTAAAGCTGACGGTCTTTGCCATGTTGCCTTACGTTCTGATTTTTCTCTTGTGTCTTCTGTGCGTGAATCTCTATTAGCCATTTAATGATTCCTTCAATAATTGTTGCGCATATTGTTCAGGGGTAAGCCCAAGCCTCTTTGCGAGAGAGATCTGGGTAGAGGTTAATTGCACCTTGCGTGGTTTTTTTGCACTTCGATTAACCGGGGCAACCACGTTACCAGCAGTGCGTTGAGGTGCTTCTACCTCTTCTGTCTCAACACTCTGCTTGTCTTCTTTATCATCTGATGTGAAATAGCTTGGGAACGCTTTTCTAAGCGAGCTATCTACTCTTTGATAATACTCATCTGGTTCTAACAATGGATTGATGCCTGCTTTTACTAACTTAGCATGAATACCATGAGCGTATCCTGTCATCTCTTCATATCCATCTTTGTTAAACCAATCATTTCTTTCAAGCCATTCTTTATCTTTTCCGGTTGGCTCTTTAACTTTTGGGGTAGCCGACTCCTGTGGAGGAACATCAGAAATCGGCTGGGTTCTTACCTGTGGCTTATAATTATCAACTCTATATTTTTCATTCTGTATATTACTTAATTTTTCTTGTGCCTCTACTAATTTATCAGGATCTCCTGATTCATAGGCTTCTTTGTATTCTTGTTTTGCTTTTGCAAGCTGGGCATCAACTCTTCCTTTTGCTTGCTCGACAAGGACACTCTCTCCATCATCAATAGTTTTTCTTAACTTTTTATTTTCTTCTACGAGTCTTTGCGCATGAGCCACAGCCTCATCACTTGTTCTTTTGGCTTCTTCTTTTTGCCTTCTTTCTTCGTGATACTCGTATTTAAGTTGCTTAATTCTTTTTTGTACATCACCTTTATACCCCCTTATCTCATCTTCATCGGGTATATCTGGCTCTGTATTCTCTGCTCTTTTTGGTCTATTTCTGTCTTGTTCGGGTGTATCGTCTACAACCTCAACCTCAACAGGATCTTGATTTAATGCTATAGGCTGTTCTTTTGTCTGCTCTATATTATCGTCTATCTGAACTTCTTGTTCTAATTTTTCTGCTGTGTTTTCCATTATGCCCTCGTATATTCTCTAGGATCATCAACGACAGCCTCTACTGTGTCATCGTTAATAAGTCTAAATTCTTCGCCTCTTAGTTTAAATCTTGTTCCAGAATAAGATCTGAAAATAACAAAATCACCTTCTTTACAGTATGGTCCGTCAGGAAACTTCTCTGCGTCTTTGTACGCAGCATCTCCCAATGCGATGACCAAACCTATAATAGATGCGGTTTGCTCTAATCCTTTTAACTTATCTGGAATAATAACACCACCTTGAGTTTTTTCTTCTAACTTAGGTATTGCTATCAATAATTTGTAACCTTTTGGCTCCGGTAATTTACGAGTAGTATCTTCGTCTAGTTCTATCTTTTCTGCAGAGTACATCTCTGATCCTTTTGCAGTGATTTAGGTTCACAGTCACCTTGCAGGCTTTAACGCCTGAATATCGTTATTTTAAATATACACAACTATTGACAAGTTGGGAACCCCTAATCGTCAATAAATCTTTTTTCAGTCTCTTGCAACAATTCTCTAGCAATGGACAACCCCTCGATTTTTCCGACAAGTCTTTGATATTCCTCGAAATTACTAGGTCTGCCGGATGATAAATGGTCAGTGACAGCATCCATTTCCTCCTGTATTTTTTTTATTACAGGTGTGTATATAGTTTCATTTCTACTCATTTTGTAGTTGCTTTGCTGCTTCCATCACTAACTTTGCTTCTTCTTTTTGATCTTTAGAAGCGTCTGTTGCTAATTTAGCTGCTATTCTCACACCTTCTCTTCTGTCTTCAGATTCTAATCTTTCTGTTTGAATTTTTTCATTGTTTTTTGCTTTTAACGCATCTAGTTCTAATTTAGCTAAATCCATTTGTTTTTTATGTTCTAGCTCGTCTTCTTTAATTTTTAGTTCTCTTTGCTGTATTTGGGTCAAAGGATCTTGTTGTTGTTTTAGAGCCTCTTGCTGTTGCATCTCTGCAGTGTTTTGCTGCAATAATTTTTCCGCAGCTTGCGCAGTAATTCTTGAAAGCTCTTCTTCTGTGTCCTCTGGAAGTGGCTTTTCTTCACTAGGCATTGCAACACCAAGATTCTTTTCAATTTCTTTTCTATATTGAAATGCCACATGCTCTGTTATGTGAGCAGACAAAGCTGCCTGTATCGCACCTGCAAAAGGTGATTGCCCTACAATTTCTTTTAATTTAGGATCGTTTGCTGCAGCTAGGTGAACCTTTATGTGAGCTTCATGATCCTGATACTTGAACGCTTTTACAGGCTCTTGTTTAAGTATTGCCATATTTTCTGTCACTGGATCTGATGGCTTAATGTCATCTGGTAATTTAATAATATCTTTGGCATCTTGTATTCCAAGCACTTCTAACATCTGTCTGTGTAACTTACCCATGTCGTATAGCTGTGGGGCTTGTTGTGCTAACTGAAGAGCAGCCTGATATTGCATTACCCTTTGTGACATTGTGGCTGCATTAGGATCTGACACAGGTATGACGTCAACTCTGTCATCAAAATCTTTTGCTCTATCAAAGTCACCTTCCATCTCATAAGCGTATACGCTGCCCATGTAGTCACGAATAACATTTGATAATAATCTTAACTCATTTTTTAAAGCTGCGTGTAGCCTAGCCTGAACGCCAGACATAACTTTCATGGATCTTTCCATAAGCGCAAGAGTAGTTCCTACTGGTGCTTGGGCGTTGATGTCTCCGACTTGTATATCTGCAACGGAGCCAATCCTTCTCCCCTCATCAACGATATTTCCGAGCAACTGGTACAAGACCGAGCTTGGTTCTTTGTAAGGTATGAAAGTAATAGCGTCACGAATTGCACCACCCGGGACATCAACGTCACGGAACTCACCCGGCATGAGAGGTGAATCATCCCCTTTGATACGAAGACCCCTAGCTTTAAGACCAGCCGGTAAATTAGAGAGCGTACCTGCATCGATGAGTTGTCTGAGTATTGAGGTTGCGCTTTTTGCGAGTCCCCCGATGAGGTGTATAAGTCCTGTACCGTAAAAGCCCAACCCGGGGAGATACCTATAGTGGACAAAGTATTGTCGCTTTCTTTTCTTTTTGTCGTCTTCATAATAATTTCTCCTGATTGATAATATCTCTCTTGAAGATTTATCTATCGTAATAACATATGGTCTTGCTATCCCGTCTTCATCGTTGAACGGCTCTGGCATTTCCATATCAACATGCATTTCAAGCAGTGTGTGCCTGTCATCATCTTCTATTGTTGCTGATTCTCCATCAAGTTCATCGTACTTTTCTTGTATGTCTGACATATCTGGCTCAGGGTCAGGTAATTCTATATCTCTATAAAAACCATTGTTTTGTAATTTAGCTATATCATTTGCTGATTTTTTCATTACGTGAGTGTATCTCTCACATGTCATTAAATCAGATGCACCATAAGAAACAACAAAGTCCTCTGCAGGCACAAACATTGCACATGGCCTTTCCATGATAGGATCATAATAAACTTTTTTAAAAGCAGAGCCTGCGAGAGGTAGCTTAAAAAGCATTTGCTCTGTCTCATCACGATACTCTGTCATCTCTTCTGTAAGCAGATAATTCATCTCGTTTTCTACTCGTGCAGCCTGCTCTGTTTTTTCAACAGACATCTTTCCAACTATCTTTGTTCTAACAGGACCAGATGCAGGGAATATCTCCCCCATAGCCTGTGCTTGAAATCTAACTATTGATTCTGTAAGTATTGGGTGAAATACACCGGATGATCCTGCCCAAGGCTGTTGTCTTTCTTCTATCTTCATACCAAGAAGATCTAAGCCTTTCACATAGCTTTTTGCCCATTCACTTCTTGATTGTCTGTCTGAATTAAAACTGGATATTAATTCACTTGCCATAGACTGTAGATCAGCCTCATCTATTTGATCTGCCAAGTTTGCATCAAAACCACCTGACATAATTTCTTCTACTTGTTCTCCTGTGAAATCTATTATCATGCCACCATCTTCTGTTTCTATAGATACAGAATCAGGATTTTCAACTTCTATGCTTACATCAGGTTCTGCCATTTCTTTAAATGTAGTAGCTGGTGTCATAACCTTTTCTATAGCCATGATAATCTCCTATTTCATTCTCTCTAAAATTCTATCAATCTTTTCTTCTAGTCTATTAATTGCAACAGTAACATCATCACGCTTTGCGTAATCTTCTCTGGTTTTATTTAATAATATATCAATTCTTTTAATTTCTCTTGATTGTGTTGCCAAGAACCATCCTCCACCTAATACGATTATACCCATCAACCCATCGATAATATGCGCCATATCCATTAATAATACTCCACAGGCCTTCTGTACTTAGGTTCATCATCCCAATCATCCATTGCGGTCCTTATCCAACCACCTTGTCTGAATCTTAACAGTGCCTGTGTAGTGGAGTCAACCAAGTCATCGTGATCTCCTGTAGGAAATGATGCGCATTCCTCTATCACTTCATCGGCCCACCTAGTGGGTGGACACCAAATAACACCACTAGCAAATAAGTCTGTTACACTGTTAACTCTTGCTATCTTATCCTGTCCACGGCTCGGTGTAAACTCCGTAACTGGTATTCCCATCGCTCTAAGCTCAAAAATTAAGGGAGATCCTGCTGCTTTTGCCTCAATAATCATTTGATCTGGCTCGTATTCCCAGTATTTTTCGTATGCTGCACGTTTTAAATCAGGAAATTCCAATTTTTCTTTAAATGCATCGAGTAATATTAGATTTGGCCTGTCTGCACCATCATCATCCGGCAAATAAAAGATACCCCAAGTGGTACAGGCGCTATAATCTGCCCTTTGTGTCTTTAAAAACGCTGTATCCCATGATTGTATGATGGATTCACATGGTGGAAGGTCATCTTTTTCCCATTCTTGCCACCATTCACGCTTAATTAGCGCTCCCTCCTCGGATGTGGGGTCTTGCTGGTACTGTGCGTTCCATTTTGCCACTGGTAATTCAGCTCTGAGAGCGTCTAACTCTGATCTTTTCCAAAATTCTGGCCATAAAGTCTTGTTTGACGGCAGTATTGCAGGAAGTTGTATCAATTCCCAATCGTTAGAACCTTCTCTTTCGATAGATTTGTTGATTATCTGCCCTGTTAAATCTCTTTTTGACCATCTTGTCATCACAAGTATGATGGCACCACCCGGTTGTAGTCTCTGTCTAGGCCCTGATGTATACCATTCGTAAACTTTGTTATAAACTTCTGGGTTGTAATCTCCCATTGTGGCCTCCTGCTCGGAGTGGGGGTCATCAATAATTAAAATATCAGCACCCTTACCCGTAACTGCTCCACCAACACCTATAGCGAAGTAGTCACCACGCTTGTTTGTGTTCCATCTACCTGCCGCTTTACTGTCTGTGGATAACTCTATGCCCGGAAATACATGCTGGAAGTCTTCGTTCTGTATTAAATTACGAACCTTCCTGCCAAAACCAACAGACAGCTCTGCAGTGTGTGCGGTCTGTATAACTTTCTTTTCCGGATACTTTCCCAAAAACCATGCTGGGAATAAATAGCTTGCAAATTCTGACTTGGTATGACGGGGTGGCATGTTGATGATCAGTCTTTTCAAATCACCCCGGGCCACTTTCTCAAATGCCTCTGCCATTATCTCATGGTGCTTTCCATGAATAAAAGACGGCCACATAAGTTTAACAAAAGATAAAAAATTATCTCTTGCGTCTTCTCTTTCTTTTACGGATTCGTATTCTTCTACTAGTGCCAGAATCTCTTTTTGCTTCTCTGGTGGAAGCTCACTAATCTTATCTAGATTATCTTTTAAGATATTAGACAGATCATTCATTATTGCTCCACACTTCAGGAGGTCTGCTTTCTACAATCTTTTTTGCCAACTCAATCATCCACAAACTATCCTCTGTTTCAACTGAAGATGAGACATGCAATACCCTATCACCACTTTCATCAGTGGTCCATCCTATTACCAGAGCATCTTCTAACTCAAATTCTTCTATTATTTTAGGAGATTTTCTGTAATCACTTAAGGTTACAATATTGTCTGACAAATAATTGTTCCTTTACAATATTTATAAATATAATATTTATAAACTTCTATAGGATATTAATAAACTTCTTTAGGATATTTATAAATATTAAAACAATAAATTTTATTTATACTATTTTTCAATAAATTTCAATAAAAAAAGAATCATATAGGCATTTTTTTTTAAAGTTGACATTATATTACTTACACGTATATCTATTAACACTTTTAATAGGGGTACCCTTTGTGAAATTTTAGTATTTTCATGTACAAAATCATGTTGTGTTGTGTGTAGCCACGGCTGTGTGTCGGGGTGGGTAGGGAGTGGGTGGGGTTAGCGACTAACAAAAAAAATTTAGAGCGACCACATTAAAAGAACTTATCGTTCCTAGCTGTAAAGAACTTATCGTAACTAGCTGTAAAAGTTTACGTAACTTTTTATTTGGAAATTATACTGTTTAGCTTGTTCAGTAATTCGTTTTCTATTTCTACTGATGACCTATCACGTTTATCATCCACCTTTAAAACGTCAGTAAATAATCCATGATGCTTTCCAAGTAATTCTAAACCTTTCAGCCGGACTGCATCAGTTACATTTACATCATCAGCCATCTTTTCTATCTTCTGTAATATTACGTCACTCCTTTTGACGCTGTCCATGCTATGCAATTGCTGTTTATGCTCTAATAACTTATTTATTGTTAAGGTTATGTTAATGTCTGCTCTTAGCTTAGATGCCATTGCTCTTAAAGAATTACCTTTAGTTTTTTCTGATACATTATAGTTGTTACGATATGCATCAATATACGTCATATCATTGAATACAATATCCCTACAAAATCCCATTTGCTTTGCTGTCAATTCTGATCCAATAACATTAGATTTTTTACTCTTATCTTTTTTCGCATTGTTATCACTTACCAATTTTAATTTAGGTTTATTATCTTTTTTATCTGACATATTTTTATCCTCAAAAGTTTACGTAAAGTTTTAATATCATGTTCCTTAGACCTGCGACCTTTACCAATGATAGCACTTTATTATCTTTGTTTGTAGTCTCATTTCGTGAAATATTCATTGCTGTCGATTTAAGAGGCATACAGCACATGTAAGCAGTTTAGGCTGTATTGCTACCTAAAAGTAAGTTTCAGCGTTTTTGTTGTCCACCTTGGATTACAGAAGATTTAGTCTTAGTAAGTAAAATAATGTTCCTATAAGTTAAATAATATCAACTTTAGTGCTTGTATTCTTAGTCTAAAAATTATATATAAATAGGACAGCCTCTGTTTGGCAACTCGTTTGAACTGTAAAGCAAACATCCCTTTTTTAACCTACTTGGGAAATTAGGATCTCGGAGACCGGAACTTGTTTTGGTCATGACCTCGAAAAGGCAAGAGCGATACAGCCCCCACAATTCGGTCTGATGAGGATGACGATATGGGCTAGTAGTTTCTTACGAGTTTCCAAATAGAGGTTGTAACAATTCAAATCAATCAAACAACAATGGAGATCATTATGTACAAGAAATTAAATAAAGACGAAATCAAGTTACTCAGACTATTATCTGATGCTTACAACTTTGGAAACATTGCTGATGTAGATAGTCCAACAGCCACAGAGTTTGGTGGTAAGTTTGTTGGCAACTACGAGACAATGGATTTAGTAAATGGATTAGATCACAATCTAGTTTCTCAGATTTGTAATCCAATATCTCAGATCATAACCTCGATGATTGGTAAAGAGCTACATGATCTTTGGATCAATGGATCAAACTACGATGTAGATTGGTTAATCAATTTTACAGACAGCCAAGAGACAGTTGGCATTGAGCCATCAGAATTTGGTGGATGGAATGTTCCAAATGAAAGTTAAAAAAAGGGGGGCAAGAAATTGCCCCTCAACTGTCATCAAGTGTGTGCTTGATCTGATGAGACCAAAAGGTCGAAACAGTTAATCAACTATGGAGTATCATATGAATAAATATGAACAAATTATTAAGAACTTAGAGCAAACCTTTGATGAGTTCGACAGAGAATACATTCAAAGAAAAATTAATGACTATCAAATGAAATACTCAGCCATTAAAAATTGGTGGAAAGCACCGACTAAAATTAATGGTCGTGTTGATTGGTATCATCTTCACAAAGTTGGTGGTGGCAAATCAATGGCTGAAAAATTGTATGGCATCAGCTTTCAGATGGTCAGAGAACTTGCTGTCAAAGATGCTGAGGCTGTCATCAAAGCTAGAAATAAAAAGATGGCTCTGAAACTGCAAAGTTTTGGCATCAATGAAATCTATAATACAAACCTCGTAATGAACTCTGATGGATTTCATGGTTACTACAATGTCAGAACTGACAAAGGTAATAAAACAATAACAATTAGCACAATCTTATGTGGTGGCTACAATATCCAAGCATTGCACTACAGAACATTGGTTAAAATATCTAAGTAAAATATGGGGGCAAGAGATTGCCCCCTTAACTGTAATGCAATGTGTGTTGCATCTGATGATCTCAAAAGAGTGAAACAGTTAATCAAATATGGAGACAATCATGAATAAAGAAAAATACTTAGAAAAATCTAAAATGCTAGTAAGACTATATACCAAATCAGTACAACAAGGTTTGGATGTAAAAGAACTCAGAAGAACAATGAAAAAAATAGCTATCGATGATATGCGATACTATCGTATTTGTGACGAGTTGGAAGAAAAGGCTAAGAGATTTTCTTACATCTATAAAAACTCAGAGGATGGATACGTTGTTCCTATTACTGAGGGATGCGATTGCGATGGTGTTCAATATCGAACTGTTGGTAAGCCACAAAAGGCTGTGCCTCTTGTTCTAGAAAAGAATGAAGACGAGGCTTACGAATGGGCAGATGGAACAATGGACATTTATTATGTCAAACCATCTGTGGCATTGAGGATGGAAAATAAATCTGTTGATCGTGTAGCTGAGGCTTACGAAAATGGGCATCCACATTCAATAACTTTATCAAGCATTTAACCAACCAACTGCAAGAGGAGATACTATAATGCAGAAAACTAAATCAATCATTGCTGACGATGTCGTTAAGCAATTAGCTAAACAAGAGCAACAGCACAACCTTTTAAAAGGATCTAACAAGCAGAACTCTGCTGACATGAGTGCTATTAGATTGGATCAGTATGCGACAGCAATGATACCAATTAATTCAATACCTAGATCTGATACCGGTAATATTTCAGAGGATGCGACCAATGAATTATTGACCACGTTTCAGACACGATGCGATATGACAAAAGGTCAAGCTGACTTGTTTAAAAGACATTGTGTACTTTTTACAAACAAGCATGACCTACCATCAAGCAATCTTACCAAGACCTACATCTTGGATCTGTTTGCTAAGTTGGATATCAAATCCCAAGCTAGTTTGATTAATCACAATAAAGGAGAGGATGTTAAATCTCCATTGGATACAATCATCGATAAGCTAGTAGGTCTGAAGACTAAGACCGGTAAGCAAAGAGATGGTTTGATTATGACAGCAAAAGAACTTGAAGAGTTCGAGGTCAGACTAAAGAACAGATTTGAGATTGCTGACAAAGGTAGGAAAGCAATTGATGATGCTGAGAAAGAGCAGAAAGTTGTAGACAAAACTGTTGAGGCTTTACTCTCTTAATCAAATGCACAAATTGAGGCACGATTAATTTCGTGTCTCTGCTTGTTCATTTGAACAACAACGACAATAAACAGAGGAGATATTAATTGTCACAAAAAAAAATATTAGAAGATAAACTAATACAAAGAACAGCTAAACTAGTTGATGCACAAAATGATTTGAAAGATCTTAAATTCAAATTGCATGAGGCTAATACTAAACTAGTTGAAACTGAGGCTCTGCTGAAAAATGCAGAGTTTATAGTTGATCATGCCATAGAAAATTTCATGGTTAATCAGCTAGAACATCTGACTAATGACCAAGCAATTGATCTAGTCGCTAAGTATTTTGGTACAGAATATAAATCAAAGGCTGTATCAATTATGAATAAATTTATCAATCAATCTAAATAAGGAGTATCGTATGCGAATACATGAAATGAGAACAGCAATCAAAAGCTGTATTATGAATAATTGGAGAGTAAGAGCCAATGGGGGCAGTAAGGATAACCTAGTCCATCCTTATGCTGAGAGTGGTGTTGGTCAAGGCAAGACAACATCTGTCAGATCATTGGTTACTGATCCGGATTTATTATCTTTAGCTAAAGAATTATTTGGCTACGATAAGGATAAGCTAGGCTTTTTAAATTTTAGCTTGGCACAGCTAGATCCTAATGAGTATGCCGGTTGGTTAGTACCGGCTAAAGATGGCGAAAGCATGAGAAGATTACGACCTATGTTTGTGCCTACTGAGGGATGTGGAATTATATTTGCTGACGAGGTCGCTCAAGCAAACCAAGTTCTGCACAACCTTTTTGGTCAAGCTGTAGATGAGCATCGTGTTGGAGATTTTATCATTCCGGATGGATGGGTAATTGTTTCAGCCGGTAATCCTTTATCTGCAAGAGCCGGATCTAATAAGTTGCCATCACAACTTGCTGACAGATTTGATTTTCTTAATCTTGAGGTCAATACTGACGATGTATTAAGTTACTATGCATCCAATAATGTTGATCACAGAATTACATCATGGATTAAGTTTGATGATCAGCATCTGCATAACTTTGATGTATCAGCAACCGGTAATGCTACACCAAGATCTTGCCAACGTGCCGGTGTTTTAATTGGCATGGATATAGATCACAGTACATTACGAGGCATGTTGAATGGTCAGATTGGCGAGACAGCATCAGCTAGTTTAATGGCTCACATAAAGCTGTATGAAAAGCTACCGGATTTTGACAGCATTGTTAAAGATCCTAGCACTACACAAATACCGGAAGATCGTGGTGTTTTATTTGCTTTGTGTGGATCACTAGCTAGTAAGATGAACATGACAAACTGTGCAAGTATCCTAACTTATATCCAAAGGATACCGGAGCAAGAGTTCATGGCATTTATGCTTAAAGATGCAGTACTAAGAAACAAGACCTTGGTTACTCATCAAGCTATGAAACAAGTATTAGGATCTCAAGGTAACTTGAAAGATCTATTACTTTAAAACTTTATATCTGTGGTACTGCGTACCTGTAGTGCCACAGACAAAAACTTTACGTAAACTTTTTTTGGAGATTTTAATGCAGAATTTAAAACTAGAAGATAAGTTCTCAAAGATTAGGATACAGCTACTATGGGATCGTGACGATAAAGGTCATGCTTTTTATGGTGCTGTCTTAGTCAAGATGAAGATTATCGAAAAGAACAGCATCCCAACATTTGCAACTGATGGGCGAGACATATTCTATAACAAAGAATTTGCTGAGAGTTTAGATTTCGAGCCACTCAAAGGTGTAGTTGTTCATGAGGTTGGTCATAGATTTCTTATGCACCATACAAGACAGCAAGAACGTGATGCTGAGATTTGGAACATAGCATGTGATTTATCAATGAACCAAGTTCTTAAAAGATCCGGTTTTGTTTTACCAAAAGGTGCTTTGTTTGATCCACAGTTTGATGGATGGATGGCTGAAAAGATTTATAACTTTATCTATCCACAGATCAAAGCTAAACAGCAACAGCAACAGCAACAAGGTCAAGATGGTCAAGGCGATCAAGGGGATCAATCAGATAATGGCGATCCAACTTGGTTACAGCCACAATCATGGGGCAACATCGAAGACAATGTTACTGAGGGCATGTCTCAAGCTGAGATCAGCGAAGAAGAGGCTGATGTTAAAGAGGAGATATTCCAAGCTGTCAGACAAGCTAAAGAACGTGGAACATTACCGGCAGAGGTCAAGCAAATGGTCAAGGTTATGAAACGTGCTGAGATCAATTGGGAAGACGTTGTTGAAAGGCATCTTGAGGGCGATGTTCCTCATAATTATAGCTATCGCAGAATACATAAAAAGTTCTACTACACTCATGAGATGATTGCTCCAACACTTGAGCATATTGGTGTTGGTCATATTGTTGTGGCTGTGGATAGTTCCGGCTCTGTATCAAATAAAGAGTTGCAGTATTTTCTTGGTGGTCTCAATGCTATGGCATTAGATCTTAAACCAAAATCTATAACTGTAATTACATGCGACAGCAAAATACAAAATGTTATCAAGTATGATCAAGGCGATGAAATAAAAATGATATCTGCTGATGGTCGTGGTGGTACATGTGTTATGCCGGTGTTCAACTACATTAAAGAAAATGATCTTGAGGTAGACAGCTTTATTTATTTTACTGACATGGGCATATATGATTTTCCTACAGAGGAACAGCCATATCCGGTTCTGTGGGTAAGCACAGACCTACGTGCTGATAATGCACCTATTGGTCAAACAACCTATCTGAAAGTGGCTTAATGCTACTTTTAGATAAAAACAAGGCTCTAGGAACGTCACACAGAGGCGAAACGATATGTCTGTGTGTGATTGTACCTAGGGATTTTAACGATGCTGATATAGGAATGTGTGTTCCTACTGATGATTGCGAAAGCATGAAATCAGCCAACTACTATCATTATATGGAGTATTTTATGATACATAATTTTGGAAAAAAACAAGATCCTAAATCTCAAGAGTTTAAGGATCAAATAGTCTTAAAGCATTATCTCAACTTTTTAAACGAGGGATACAAAGCATTTGGATTAAACGAAAACCAAAAAGCTAGTCTAGTAAAAGCCGGATCTAATTATTCATATCATGCAGACGATTTATCTGCTGAAGAAAAAGATTTTGTTTTTATGTTTACCAAGCACAAAGATCATTTTGGCAATCATGGTTTAGACAGCATTTACAATTGTAGTGCTTGGATCAAGCAACACAGAAAGGCTCGTAAAGATAAGTCTGCCATTTACAGCAATAAGATTGATGGCAAAAAAGTATTTCGTAAAGAACGTAATTACGAGCATGGTTTCTTCAATGGTCAAGCTGTTAACAGCAAGTATGCTGTACTCACTAATGCCTTTGCTAAAAAATGGTGGGATGACAATATGGCTAGAACCAATGTCAAGATTAGTGCTGATGCATTAAGAGCAGAAACAGCTATTAAACCATCTACTGTAGGAAGAGCAGATAATTGGCAGTACTACGAGCATTTCAATGAGGTTTCTTTGTCTCCATCATGGTTTAAAAATGTCTACATGAAAGGTTTGGCAACAACAGTATACAAAAGCAAAACAGCATTTGTTGCTAGTGCCAAGCCTCTCAAAGTTTCTGACAGAATTACAGCTAATGGTCTTGAGGCTTATACTGTTGATATCATTACAAGCCACGATGGTATTATCAGCATGGAGAAAGATCTGTATTATTTGGTTTACCAAACAAAGGCTTGGACAATTGAAGAAACACAGCAAGGCATGGGCAATATACCTTTTAGGGGCAACGACAGAGAAACTGCTCAAACTTACAATAATCGTAGGTATAACATAGCTGAGACTATAAACTGTGCATCCTCAAACTTTAGAAGAGCAGAGAATGTCATGAGTGGCAGAGTTCAGCGAAACATACTTAATGCAATGGGAGTGTAAAATGCAAAAAATAAAATTACAAAAGCATCATAAGGATTTGGCTCATGATTTAATTTATGAGGGGATGTCAGACTATGAAAGGATGACATGCCCTTATGTTTATCATTCCGGATTTCTGCAAAGAGAATTAGGCAGAAATTATGATGCTGTCAGAACTAAGTTTATGTCCAAAAAAGACAAAGCTAGAAAACTAAGTAACATCAGAAAGTATAGGTTTTTGCACTTGCAGTATAAAGATCCATTACTAGAGGAGTTACAATCAGCTAATATTCTACTTAATGTAAAGCAACATCTTAAAGATGAAATTAATTCATATGAAGAGATGCAAGATAGAATTGATGGTGGAGAGCATTGGGAAAATGTTTGCGATCAACCGGAGATTTTTTCCGGTAGAAATGAACTTGCTGAGAGTTTACTTGATAATATTAATAAATGGGAGAAATCTGATGAGGAATAATCCGGATGATTTATCTAATCAGCTTATAGCTGTGATTAAAAAAGAAATATCTTCAGAGATAAAAACTTATAAATCACACAGCCATGAAGACGATGTTGATAGTCGAGAATTAGGTATTCTTGATGGTCGATATGAAATGGCTGTGGAATTAAAAAATGTAATAAAAAAATGGGAGAAAGATAATGGATAAATTAGATAGAATATTCTTATTTCTCTTAGGCATTTGTGTTATGCTTATGTCATTAGTTACTTTGTCTGATCCTAATGGATATTATATGCAGAGTGTAGAGGGCATACTGTTTACATTGTTTATAGGATCAATTGGTTTAACCATGATACTTGTAAGTTTTTACAGTATCTATTTTAAAGAATAGGGGGAGAGACCACTCCATAATGTGGGCAAAAGTGGATGCCTTTGGTTTATGCATTAACCATACGTCAATGCTGTACATCCCTAGATACGTGTACCCTCAAATGTTTTTATTGCACTTGTATTGTGGGCAAAACTGAGGTCTCTTTAAAAATGGTTCAGTTAATGTACGGAAAGCCACAAAATATGTGCTATGTTCACGATAAAACCTCCATTCGTTATCCAGCGAGGTTTAAGCACATAAAAAAAGGCTCTCAGAGCCTCGTACAGAGGGGTTGGCAGACCTCTCTGTACGAAACCTACCAAATCAACCTAGATGCTCTGTACGAAGAGTATTCGCTTATTAAGGGGAAATTCACATGACAACAACATACAGCAAACTAAAAGGTAGATCTAAAGGCTACCGGTATCGTAATTCTATTGTAGATCTGCAACGTGAACTCTATCAACGTAATTCCAAAATGACACCAAAAGAATTAGGAATGGATGAAAGATTTGAAGATGATCCTAGAGCCATTCGTGAAATTGATGTTGGAAGAGTAATTAGAAAACCAACTGAGGTTATTAAAGGGGCAGTTAATTCTATTTATAATAGTAATAATGGCGAATAAATTACTCTTACATTACCCCCTACAGTAGCAGACTAAAACTTTACGTAAAGTTTTCACAAAAAAAGAGCCAATCGAGGAGATGATTGGCTCTTTGTGTGTAGCATAATAGTATATGAGAAATAATACTCACACTTAATTAATAAGTGCCACCAAAGCATTAGTCAACTATTTCCCCAAAATTTATAAAACTTTTCCACGTGATTGCATATAAAATCAAAGTTCCCATCCACAGCAATCCATTCATTTTCCCATTTCGTGATTTCTTCATCGTGTATAATTTTTTTAAAAATTTTATATGCTGTTTTGTTTCCAGTTTTTTTTACGTAAGAGAAACAATCCATAACTTTTCTTTTTATCATCATATGTTTCTCGCTCAATCCCTCGTGTGTAGCCTCGATCCTAGGATTGTAATTTGATGCCCTAACTCCAACAAATCCGGATTTGCAATAATCAGAATAAAGTCTATCCATTATTCTATAATTTGCTAATGATATACTATCATGCATGAGTAGCCGGTCTAAACATGTCTGATCTAATATCTTTATCCTAGCCTTATTAGTATTTCCTACAAACTCTGCTTTTGCAGTATGTTGTCCATCATATACTCTAAACTCATCGTAATTTTTTTTACTTTTTTTAGAAATCGATGTCTTTGTATTCTTTTGGCTCATAATAATTATTGTATTGCTTGTCTTTTGGTTTTGGTTTCAACATCTTAGCAACGTCTGATATTGCATCATATCTAGATGTAAGTTTATCATATTCTAATTCACATTCTCCAATAGCACCAACCCAAGAAAATCTACATTTCCAAACAAGTATTTCTGTAACATTGCTTTCAGATGGATTTGTTCTATGCACAGTTAATCCAACATCTGATTTACTAAAGAAACTTGCAGAACCGGCAATGTCGTAACCTTTTGGTGGTGGCACAGTTCCATCTTCTCTTCTAACCATCTTTGTTGGATGAGCGACAAACCATATGTGGATACCATGTGCTTGTGCAAATACTCTAAGTTTTGTTAGCATATCAGATATCCAATCAGTTTCAGACGTAGTGATATCTTTTGCTATATAATTGTATGGATCTATAACACAGCCTCTAATACCAAATCTTAGAACAGCAGTTTTAAGTCTTTCTAGTATGCTGTCTAACGTGGATAGCGAACCATCTGCTTGATAGAGAAAACAAAAATTATCTGACACAAACTTTTTGCCATTCTGTAATTCTTGTGTAGTCATTCTAGGTGTCATCCCACTAAAAAAAGGTTTTCCAATATACTTGCTGATTAACTTAGCAATATGTATTCTTGGCTCGTTTTCAAAAGAACAAATACCAAATTTCCAACCTTTTTGTTTAGATATGTTTATCATTATTTGATCTACAAACTCTGATTTACCGGAGGATGGATGACCGGTAACAACTGTAAGCTGACCCTCTACTACTGTGTATAGATTATCAACGTCTTTATATCCGGTGCTTGTTCCACTACCAACACCATTTTCAAATATCTCATCTACTTGATCATAAAAATGTTCTGCATCGTATAAACCTGAAACCGGATATGGGATAGAGTTTTTTACAATATCTTTTAATTTATCTATGCCATGTTTTGTTAATATCTCGTTTGCATCTTTACAATCTTTTGGATAAACAATTTTAAAACATTTATCTTTACCAACTCTTCTAGCTATTTCTTCTTCCATAGCTTGTCCAGCTTGATCGTTGTCCATAGCTATTATTATTTTTTTACAAGTGTCTAGCTTTTCTTTTGAGTTCCAAATAAATTTAAATTTATTATCGTCACGAGGATCTATTTTACCATCAACAACTTTCATGACAGCACCATGTGGTATTGAGATGCTGTTTGTGTAGCCTACTTCCATAAAAGATAGGCAATCCATCTCTCCCTCACAAATTATTATGTCTTCATCTTTATTTATGTTTTCTACGTTATAAAATTTATCTGCTTTACCAAAGCTAGAAAAACCTTTGTCCGGAAAAGATCTTACTTTGGCAAACTGATACCCACCATTGTTGTTTTGATATGGGAAAACCAAACAAGAAACTTCTTTTTTTATTGATCCAATATATTGTTTCGTAAATTTTAAACCGGCTTTTTCTGCTGTTTCTTTGGATATACCTCTGCTGTTTAAGTATTCTAAGCAATCATTATTTTCTTCAATGCCAATCCATTTATCAGCTACATTCTTATTGATGCTTACAACCTTTTCTTCTTCCACAGATTTTCTCCTCGCCATATTGTCATCATTGAATTTTATGCCACCATCTTCCCCACAATGCCAACAGTAATACATAATCACATCATCGTGTACTTTTAACGATAATGTTTTTTGCTCTCTCTTTTTTCTTGTATGGGAACAGAATGGGCATATTGCCTTGTGTTGCCCATCTCCTAATTTGTAGGCAACACTTCTTAGTGAGTGTTTTATCTCCATATTAATCTCCTTGCTACACAATTCATAATTATTTTAAAACAAAGAAATCGTCAACAAAAAAATTTCTAGTATAATATTTATAAATATTCTAAAGAAGTTTATATATATTATTTATATATATATTAATATTTATAAATATTACATACTGCATGTTTTGTTTTGAATTACCTTTCTAAGTTTCTCCCCTAAATATCTAGCCACTACCGGCTTACTAGTTAATATTTCTTTTATTAATTTTTCCATCCTATCAGAATTTAAAGAACTTAAATCACATACCATAATAAAATCATCTGATACAATCCATTGACCTACAGCAAGTTTTTGTCTTTTGTTTCCAAGATATGAATCAGAAATCGCTTGGCAAATCACATGTTTCCAAAGTCGAGATTCTGATGTGAGTTCGTGGTGCGTTTCTGTCCAACCCCCAATAAACGATTTTTTGTTTGACTTGTCTGTCATTAACATAAATTTTTCCTTGCATACAATCTAGAACAACACTTTCGTCTAGATCCGGTCTTCTTGATGCATAGTATATAATTAACTCTACTTTCACATTTGTTTCAATAAGATTTTCTAATTGAGGGCATTGCTTTGCAAAATTCTTTTCATAATCTCTAGCTTTTTGAGATTTTATAAGTGCCATTCTTTTACCAAAATGCACTATTTTTCTTGAGTTTCCTTTGGATGCCGGTTCTCCATAAACTATAAAATTAAAACTTTTATTTATTTGTATTGACATTATTTTACCTATATATATATTTATTGTAGCATAATAGGAGAAAAATATGAAAATTACCAATAAGTTTGGTATGCCACAACCTTTCGTAGACTTTGCCATAAACGACAAATACAGTAAAGGTAAAGCTGACATATCAGTAACGTCATTAATCGATAGTCCAAGAGTTAGAATAATGAAAGATGTCTACAAAGAAGACATCGAAATAGATGCTGTTGACATGGTTTGGGCATTATTTGGAACTGCTGTACATTCAGTTTTAGAACAATCAAATCCATCAAAAGATATAATTACAGAGGAGAGATTATATTCTAAATTAAATGGTTGGATTATATCCGGTGCTTTGGATAGGCAAGAAATAGTAGATGGAATTTCAACGATAATTGATTATAAGGTTACATCTGTTTGGTCAGTTATTTATGGAAAGGTAGAGTGGGAAAGACAGCTTAATTGTTATGCTTGGCTGTGCAGAGACAAACACAAATTTACTCAGCATAAAGTTGGTGCTTTAAAAATATGTGCAATCCTCAGAGATTGGAACAGAAGAGATGCTGAGAAAAAAGAGAACTACCCTCAAGCACCAATAGTATTTGTTGATATACCTATGTGGGATGATGAGGTGGCACACAAATACGTATCAGATAGATTATCATTACATCAAGAGGCTCAAGTTAATTATGACTTGAATGAAGAACTTCCATTCTGTTCTGACGAAGAAACATGGAAGAAAAACGATACTTGGGCAGTAAAGAAAAAGGGTCAGAAAAGAGCATTGAGAGTTTTAGATAGTGAGGAAGAGGCTAATCAATATATGGGTTGGCACAATGAAACTGACAAAGCATATACAAAGAAAACAGATTTAGAATTAGAGTTTCGTAGTGGCGAGTACACACGTTGTGGCAACTATTGTTCAGTTGCTGATTTTTGTAATCAATATAAGGAGAGAATAAAATGAAAGAACAAAAAACAAAAAAAGTGGTTAGAAAAGTTAAGAAGAGTGGCTTTGTTAAATTAAAGCCAAAGATATCCGGAATGAGAGAAAAGGATAAATCTTTAATTGCTGATCACATAGAAGAGGCTACTAACAAAGGAAAGCCTATTAAAAAGTTTTTCTTAATTAGATGGTTTAATTACGTGGGCAAGAAATACAACGAGTTCGTTGACAGAATGTTTGGTATGTAAGATGAGCGATAGAATTGATTTATGTTACTTACCAACAAGAGGATTGTGCAGAATAAACGAGGTTTTAGATGAAAGTTTTTTTCCACAGAACAAGGGCGATATCATTACACAAGAATTGATAACCTATGAAAGAGTGGATACCGGAATAAAGAAAACTACATTCCAAAGAAATTTTCTCAAGACCTCGCATTATGACAGCACAAGGACAGAAATATTTTCTACAGAGGAGAAAGGTTAGTAGATGAAAAGTGATATACCGGAAAAGGTAGCAGATACCTTGAGAGAAATAGGCATGACACCAAAACAAGCCGGTTGGAATTGTCATGGTACTTACGTGTTACTGCATAAAGCATTGGAAAAAGTTGCTGTACACAGAAAAATAGTTTTTAAAGAGCCAACAATTTTAGAATGTAATTCTGAAAAAAAAGTCGTCAGTTTACTTGTCACCGGAACTATGGGAGACAAATCAGAATGGTCTATTGGAGAGGCATCTCCATCCAATAATAAGAATAGCTATCCATATGCCATGGCTGAAAAGAGAGCCAAGGACAGAGTTGTCTTAAAATTAGTTGGTCTTCATGGCGATGTGTATGCAGAAGATGAGGCAGATGCATTTAAAGAAGAAAGACCGGCTGAAATTAAAGGTGGAACTTTAGACAATGGATCTGATGAAGAAGAAAAAACTATAGGTGTTACAGATATTAAAACAGAAAAGGTTCAATATATATCTACAAAAAAAGGTGCTGAAGAGGTTAAAGAGATATTCTTAACATTTATGCCGGACACCAACATTGATGAACTTAGAAGTTTTAAAAATTCTAATGCAAAGGCTCTAACGGCACTAAAAGAATTTGACCCTAATGTTTTTGGAGAGGTCTCCAAGGCTTTTATAGAGAGGGCAGATAAACTCAAATCACAACAAAAGGAGAGTTGAATGAGTGAAGAAAAAAAAGACTATCCACCTAGTGGAACTTTGTTTATGAGTAAAAATAAGAGATCTGATAGATCTCCGGATTACACCGGTCAATTTGAATTGTCATACGATGTAATAGAAGACTTAGTAAGGCAAATGAAAGATGGTGTAAAGAAACCCCAATTTAATATATCCGGTTGGAAAAAATACAGTAACAAAACCGGAACATCATTTTTATCTTTGAGGGCAAACATATATGATCCACCTAATAAAGATGAAGAGAAAAAAGAAGAAAAGCCAAAAGAAGACTTTTCTGCACTAGAAGAAATAACATTTTAAAGGAGATTGTAATGGATGATATTTCAACAAAAACAGATGTGCCTAACGTGAGTTTCGAGGCTGTTAAAACATCTATGATGCAAGATAAAAACGGAACTAACATAAGGCTTACCATACATCCCAACGATGTTCCGGCTGAGTTACACAAGGATTGGGTTGGCTCTAGGTACATGGTTGTTATGGTTAAGTTAAAAGAAGATGGTACTCCGGATAAGGGGGATGAAAATGCCACGGAAGAGATCTAAAGACGAGATTGTTGAAAATGCTGAGTATATTACACTTGATGGTCTAGCACATATGCTCATGGTTTCAAAACAGTCAGTATACAAGATCGTAAATACCAAGGAACGTAACTTTCCCAAGCCATTCCCTCTGATGAAATCTGAAAAAAGAGAAAAGAATATTTGGAGTAAAGAAGAGGTTAAAAAGTGGCTTGAAGAACAACGTAGTGAAAAAGTTACGTAAAGTTATGCCTAGGAAAAAATACGAATCGGAAGATAACCTAGATAAAGAAAAAAATGTTTTAAGGCACATGTCAGTAAAATGGGATGTGTCTTATTCTAAGTTACCAATATCCTATAAATTAGATTATGCCATGTACAGAGATGAAAAGCTGTTGGGTTTTGCTGAAGTGAAATGTAGACAGAACTCGATACATGATTTTTCAACTTACATAATATCTTTGTCTAAGGTAATTAAAGCCAGACGTCTGGCATCTGTTACCGGAACAAAATCTGTTTTAATTGTAAGTTGGTCTGATGCTACCGGTTGGATAAATTTCTTTTCAGACTTTGATGTAAAGCAAGGTGGTAGATCAGATAGAGATGATTGGCAAGATCAAGAGCCGGTTTGCCACTTTGATATTAAGGATTTTAAAATAATTTCACACTCTGATTTGTCGGCAGCCAAATAAAGGACAGACATGAAAATTGATAAAAAAGTAGAAAACATGCCATGCAAAGTAAATGGAGTTAAACAAAATCTCAATGGCTATATTATTTCTTCTATTGGCTATACTGAAGAAGAGATATCCAAACAAATTAAACTAAATCACTTGGCAAAGCATTTAAGGGATCTAGCAGACAAGCTAGAGAGTCAAACTAATTTTAACAAAGACTTAGATAGTTTCTTGGTTAGAAACTCTTTAGAAATGAATTTGACCCAAAAGAAAGCAAAGAACGATGCAGAAGAAAGATTTAAAAACAAAGCTAGTAACAGATTAAATGCTAGGAGAAAAGCTGAGAAAAGGTTGCAAGTTAGTGCTTACAAACAAGAAGTGGGGTGTATGGCTTGTGGATACAAAGACAATCCGGACATACTACATTTTCATCACAGAGACCCTAACACCAAGATTGATAATATTTCTAGATTGGTTGGCAAGAACCATTCTATGGAAAAGATAAAAGCAGAAATAGCTAAATGTGACTTGCTTTGCATTAGCTGTCATCACAAGGAGCATGGACTAAAATGAAACTAGCAGACGGATACGAAGATGCTTTTGTTGGCACTACCATAAGTGCCTTCAGTAGGAAACAAGTGGCATTATATGATTATGATAAATGTATAATGATACTCATGAATGATAACAATTGGGATGAAGACGAGGCTATAGAGTGGTTTAACTTTAACACAATAGGATCTTGGGTAGGAGAAGATACTCCCATATTTGTTAATATGCATAAACTAGATGTCATAAACGATTTCTTGGAAGACGATGAAGAAACTTAAAACCATACCAATGAGTATTCAAGAAGCTAATGAGTTCGTTGCGAACTTTCACAGACATAGTAAACCAACTCAAGGTGGAAAATTTTCTATTGGAGCTTCTTTAGATGAATTGCATGGTGTAGCAATTGTGGGTAGACCAATTGCAAGAAGATTAGATGATGGATTTACAGCAGAGGTATTGCGTGTGTGCGTAAAACCAAATGCCCCAAAAAATACTTGTTCGTTTTTGTATGGAAGATGTTGGAGAATATGGCAACAAATGGGTGGATTAAAAATGATTACATATACATTGCAAAAAGAATCTGGTGCTAGTCTTCGTGGTGTAGGTTGGAAGATAATGGGAGAAACTGGTGGTTGGAAAGAAAACAAAGGTTGGACTACTAGACCGAATAGAGATTGGTTGCCAATTCATGGACAACTTAAATTTAGATGGGAGATAAAATGAATAAAGATAATGTAAACAGACCAAGCCACTACAGAAAAGGTAAAGTAGAATGTATTGATGCGATTAAATCAGCCCTAGGCGAGGGCTACGAGTATTACCTACAAGGAAATATAATTAAATATGTTTGGAGATACAGGCACAAGCACAAGAATAGTTTAGAAGATTTGATGAAAGCAGAATGGTATCTCAAAGAATTAATAAAAATAAAAAAGAAATGACTATGAAAAGTCGTTCCCCGGCACGGGGAAGCTAGACTAAAACTTTACGTAAACTTTTGCTCTTATACTCCAACAGCTCAACGGATTTAAATATACTAGTAAAAATAAGCTGTACTACTATCATGCAGTTTGTCTTATGCCCACACTTCTCATTAACTGAATACCTTTTCTCATGATCTCTTGTATTCGTTCTCTACGTAATTTAATAAGTTTTTGTCTGACATCATCTGACAGTCGAAGATTTCGTTCTAACTCCTTGATCTGTCTCAACAATCTGTTTCTTGCGTTGTCTAAAGCCTTAAATCTACCATATATGCGTACCTCGTCATCGTACCTAGCGATAAGTTTACGTATAGTTTCGGGATCACCTCTTCTTCTTGCTAAGTCAATTCTAGAAAATATCGTGTATAGCTCTTTTCTCTTTTCTAAATAATTTTGTGTATCTACTCTATCTGACGGCTGTTTTATTACTTTTCTAACAAATGGTATTCTGTTTGGTAAGTTACCCTCAAAGTCTCCGGAAGCTATAGCCGGTATGACATCAAAAACTAGATTAGCTGATCTACCTATAAAAGCACCAGCACCTCCTATTACATACTCATAAAAATATTCTATCGTGTCAGGAGATATGTCAATCAAACCACTTTCTACTTCATCTCCAAATGTTAAATCATTTATAGTTTGTACTATAAATTTAGATACAGCACCGGTATTTGTCCAATGTGTATAAGCATCAGGAACATTCGTTGTTGAGTACATAGGCGTTTCTTTGTATATAGGATCGTTTCTGTAATTTTTATTAATATACATTTCTACTGCCGGTTTAAAAGCAGTTGGTATTACGTATGTTTCAAAGTTCTCTATTGCACCAAAAGGAGATAATGTTTCCATAGTTGTGTCAAAAATACTATTTGCTGCTTGACCAAAAGTATATTCGCCTCGTGTGTAGCGGCTAAGAGATCTGCCTAAATTAAATGGCATATTAAGTCCATAAGCCAATGGTATTGCTATAAACTTATCTTCCATTAAACCAAAAGATGGAAATATTAAATTATGCTCTAAATCATATTCATTTAATTTATCATAAGTTATTGGATCATCATCTTCTGACGGATCGTCTAAAAATGCTAATAGTTGATCTTGCAAAAATCCATAAACTATTATGCCACCTAATATTTTTCTTACCTTTTTAGATTTATAAGCCGCATTGTATATAGCCATACTACCTTGCAAGGATGCGTTATAAAATAAATACAAAGAGTTCATAAATACTTTATCTTCACCACCTTTGGCAAAGTTTACCGTTACGTTCCTAGCTGCTTCGGCAGCCCTAGCATCAGTAAATCCTCTTTTTTTCAAATTAGTAAACGTGGCAACACGTACACCATTCTCAATAACAGTATTGTAATCTTCTAAAAACTGTAAAAGACTTCTTCCTTTTTTTCTAAAGAATCCATTTCTTTTAAATCCTAATGTTTTAGCTTCACTAATATCCATTAACAACTTACTAAGATTCTCCATTTGATCTTGCACAGTTCCCATTTGGTTAGTGGCGTTCTTGCCACCTGCCTTTACAAATTTTAAATATTCTTGTGACCAATAACTAGATGTGTCTGGCGTTCTTTTGCCAAAAGGATTTGCACCAACACCAAAAACTTTTCTAATCCCATTTATAGCACCAGCAACATCTCTAGTTATCTCTTTTGTAATACCTTCTGCATCATGTTGTTGTATATTTACTAAAGCTGTTTCCAAGTCTTTTGCAAAGTTTGGAATAACGAAAGCTGGGTTGTAAGAAGTATTAACATTAGATAAAAATCTATTTAATTTAGATAAAGTTCTAAATGCAACATGATGTGTTTTAGGTTCGTAATGATGCTTGAAAGATCTGGACATACTTTCTCTGTAAAAGTTTACGTAAACTTGTTGACCATTCTCTTTTATTGCAATCTGATGTGGGTCCATAGGTTCTGCTTCAGTTGTTATTTCTGCAAAATTTTGCTGTAAATCTGTAGCCAACGCATCGTTTATAGCCGTGCTACCATCAGGTTGTTCTTCTTGACCTCTTAATAATCTTAAAAGACTCTGACCTACTTTATTTCTTTCTGATCTATCTATCGCTCTTTGGTTTTGGGCAATAACTGATGCAAAAATATTTTCTGCATACTTAATACCACGGCCTCTAGCTACTTTGTCCTCTCTTCCTAAAGCGCCAAAGTAATTAGTTGTTTTACGTAATGTATTTTGTCTATCCTCTTTCATCTCAACATCAATGTCTAAATCACCACGTAAAGGTACATAGTATTTAAATCTAGCACCCTCTTGATGCTCATCGTATTCTGCTTTATCTATTAATCCACTTTCATATCTAATATTATTAGTACTATTAACTATTCTTCTAGTTTGTTTATTGATAAATTGAAAAATATCTTTATTTGATTGATCTAAACTGTCAAACCAATCTAATATTACATCAGCTTCAGCCTTTGATAATCCTGAACCATTAGGTCTGGCATAGCGATTTGCTATATCTATATTTCTCTCTTTTGCATGCATAGCGTAAAGATATATATCTGTTAAAGCTAACTTAACATCTATTGAAGAATCTATAGTTTTGTTAACTAATCCCTCTCCTTGCTCTTGCGCAGCGGCTCTAGCAGAGGCATTTTTTAATTCTGTTAATTTTTCATCCGAAACTTTTATTTTTTTAATTTCTTCAATAGTTGGTTTAACTATAGTTTCTTCTAAATCAGTTAATTTATCTCCTATAATACCTGAAGAATTTACTTCTCTTAGATAAGGGTCCATAGCATCAGCTATTGTGTAGCCTTTATCACGCAACTCATCCATCATTGCGCCAACAGGTTGAAAAGAGTCTTGATATTTTTGCACTATCTTTTGTGCGGCCTGCGCTCTAGTGTTGCCAAATAAAAATGACTCAGGCACTACTTTAAATGCTTTAGCCAAAACCCCTGCTAAATTATTATATCTTATATTTAACTGAGCCTGTGCAATGTCACGATCATTTTGCTGTGCCTGTCTTTGTCTCTCACTAGAAGGTGTTGCTCTTATTCTTGAGCGTCTAGTCTCAGGTGTTCCGGTAGAGTCTCTTCCAATTCCGCTGTCATTTCTGGTATTCCTTCCGGATACATAAGGTCTAGGTAGTTCTGTCTCGTAACTGGCATCCCTACTGAATTGAGGTATTGTATTAGGGGGTCTTGCCCAACTTGGTTCCGCAAATCCATCTGGCGTAGCATTTATTATCTCCTGTCTTGTTTGATCTAAAGTTAATCCACCATCTACATATGATCTCCATATGTTATTTATTCTTTCAACATTTTGTGTTTCATTTTTAAATGTATCAGGAAACAAACCTCTTATAGCTTCCCATGTTATTGATTGCATTTGCCTTGGCAAAATACCTCTTTGTTCTGCGGCTCTTGCATAGGCATCATATATTAATCCATACATGCCTCTAACACCTGTAACAGAGGAATTAGGTATGATTCCGTATAGGTCCGCTCTACCCTTCGCAGTATATAATCCAAAATTTTGATCTACTTCAAAAGATTTACCACTTAAAGGTTTAAAAAATGCTACTGCAACCGCATGCGTATCTATTGTAGAATGACCGTCTGGAGACATAGGCGTAATTATATTATTAAAAAAACTTCTAACTTTATGCCTGTCACCAAGTAATACAGATACTTGTTGTAAAGAATTGTCACCACGCAACTCTAATAACTGCATAGCTTTATCTATAGTATTATTAGAACCCCAACCTGTGCCTTTAGGATCGCCTTGAACACCAAATATGGATTCATAATTTGATAGCGTCTTTTTTCCTAACTGTGCTTTCGATGGTTTTTTTCTTGCGTAATCTAAAAATTCACCCTCTGGAGTTATTACTCTATGACCTCTGTCATTATATGTTTCATCAAATATTCTAACCCAAAGAGCTTTGTGAAAAGAAAACTGTAAACTATCTAGGCTTGTAGAATCTCTATTAGGATTAGATATGTGCTTTATAGCAGCTTGTATTGCTTTATTTTTACCGTATATCCTCTTTGCTGTTTTTACCATCTCTGGTGTAAAGTCTTTATCACTATGATTTCTAGCGATATCCATAACCCTTTCAGCTAATGAAACATTCATATACCAATCTTTTTGTGGTGACTGCACTGCCATAACCGCAGCAACTACTTCAGGAGGATAATTATACGTTTTTGAAAACTTATCTACTATGTTTCTTGCGCCATCGTACCAAAGAGAAGATCTTTCTCTAATTGTAGGATCTATGGAATCATGAACAAATAATATGTTATTTGTCATAGCCTGAATGTGATCTTCTATAATTTCTTCATTTGAAAAGTTTACGTAACGTTTTGCATTTTCTGATAAATTATATTTTTTAATTATATCAGCAGCATTTTTTGCAAGTTTAGAATCATTCTTTATAAGATCTCCATTTATAAATAACAACTCAGCAGATGGATCTGCCTCTCTTGCTTTTGCGGTAGGAAATCTTGTGCTAACTGTATGTTCTTGTCCCACAACTCTGGTTCTAGATCTCATGGTTCTTTTTGCATCAACACCACGTTTTTGGTTTATACCATCTTTATATGCTTGATCATACTTCTTAGCTTGATACGTCTCTGGCACTCTCAACTCATAAAACATAGCCGCCATAGTTCCACGGAAAGGATCATTTATCCAATAACCCGTAGCGCCAGACTCTTTAATCATCCTTTCTTTAGCAGTAGTTATGTAATTAACACGACCAGTTGGGTCTTTGATATCAGGTCTACTTTTATCTAATTCTGCATTTGCTGCATCGTTGAATTTTTCTGGGTCTGCTTCCCAATCATACATACCTTCATACGGTACATCCAATTCGTATATATTATCTCCTAAGTTTTGTTCCGGATTATAACCATTAGGATCAGATATATTTACAGCAAAATAGCTTCTAGCAGGATATCCCTCAAAAGTTCTTCTCCTCTCTTCTCCCCGCATAAATAAATTAGACCTTTGTTTTTCTGGGTCTATGCTTTGGAGGCCCTCGATAGGAGAGAAGTGTGTTAGCTTGACTGTCCTTTGCGGAGATAACTCAGGTTCCCTCCTTTCTTTTGTCGATTCAATCGTGCTTCGTATAACGCTGCGTCTTCCATCTCTTCTTGCATCTCTTCCTCTGTCAGTTGCATCATCTCTTGTTTCACTAAATCGTTCATCTTCTTGAATTGCTCTTTCATCTACTGCTCCCTCTATATTATTAGCTAATCCCTCTGTTTGCACAAAATCAGACAGTAAAGTTATCTTTTGATCTGCGTATATTGTTTCTTCAGCTTTATTTTTGCTATTTCTATTATGGTCTCCAACAGCATCACTGTAGTTAAGCCATGAGTTTTGTCCTCTTGTTTCTGTGGTCATAGCTCTAGCGGCTAACGGGGTATACATACGGCTATGTGCCTGCCAAGCATTTTCTTCACCTCTAGCTGAAAAAGTAGCACCCTCTAATGCGTGACCAAAGTAATCATGAACTATTCTAAATAAATCATTATATCGAGCATCACGACCATCAATTATCTCACCAGTTGTCTGTAATAATGGGTTCTCTGCTATATCTTGGTCCGTTATAGCATCACTGCCAAAACCATCGTCTGTAGCAAAAACCCACATATGATTATTATTGATATCTTCTAATAAATCTTTAGATGCTCTTGGGTATGGGTTTGCTTGATTTGGCTTAATAAATTCTATTTGTATTCCTGTATCTTTTATAAATAACCATTGATTAAATGTTTCATCAGCCATAGCTTTGTATGCTTGTATTACCTCTGGATTAGTTGGGTCATGCTTTGCTTCGTCAAAGTCTTTAGCTATTCTTCTAGCTAACTCTTCATTTACTTGCACATACCTATCAGGCCTTGTATTAGGCATACCTATCGATTGTAAATATCTAGACTTAACAACATGCGCTATAGGTAAGGGTCCTATAGAACCTCTGTGTAAATCTGGTAATCTATCAATAATTATACGTGATCTACGTGGCTCAGTAACAGTTTCAGGATCATCCGGCTTTCTATCTCTTCTACCTATCTGCTTTTCTATCTCTGTTGTGCCTATATTTTCAAAAATTTGTTCTGTCTGTGTAAAACCTTGATCTGCATGCGAACCAAATATAGCTTTGAAAAAAGCAACAATTCTATCAAAAAGACTCTTTGGTTTACCGCCAAATTTAAGTTTACCATCAGTATAGTCTCTATACATCTCTGCAATAGCTTCTTCTACTATTTGTTCATTTGGCATACCATCACGTATATAAGCATGAGTAGCTCTTTCATAATATGTATAACTTCTTGTTGTATCTGTGCCTTTTGATCTTTTGACATATTTTCTTGTCATTGCAGCTTTTTTTAATATGTCATATTCCTGATCTGTAAAAACATTTAAACTTTTTAATGCATGAATAATTTCATGATTCATGACACTTCCTAACTTTGCCTGCAACTCAGCATCAGTCATATTAGGATCGTATATTTCCATTGCTAACGCTATGATACGTTTGCCATCAGGTGAAACTTCTTGTATGCCTTCAGTTATACCTATGTCTTGTCCTCTTGAAAGGTCTTCTGTTAACTGTGCAGCATCTAATAATGGTCTACCTTCTAACCTTACATCAGTTAATCCTATTCTATTTAGCTCTGCTCGTAGAGCATCAAGAACACGCTTTTGTTTTAATACATATTCTGGAGTTTCTTTTGTTTTAGTAGCTTGATCAAAGACCTTTTTAGGCGCAAGTGCAGGAGCTATTCTTCTAGCTTGTATTGTTTGTTGACCTTGCACAGCCTGATTAGCTTTATTTTCTAAATTAAAGGCCTCTAATTGTATATCACTATATCTTTTTTGTAATAAATCTAATTGTTGACTGTTAGTTTCAAGATTAACTGGATCATTACGAAATATGTTTCTTTGCTTTCTTAGTCTATCATCAGCTTCTCTTATTTGCCTTGCTCTTTCAGATAAAGCTCTTGCCTGTTCAATAAAATCTAAATTTACATCTACCTGATTTCTAGGTGAATATCTACCTTTTCCATCATACTGCAATAAACCAGATCCTAACATTTGAGCCAATGCACCATCAGCAATATCATCTGGCATTTTTTCTTTGTATAGTTTTTGATATACTCTTTTTGCTGCAGCTCTATTAATTATTTTTTGTTTTAATAGATTTTCTTGAAATTTTATTACTTGTTCTTTTGTTTCTTGTGTGATGCGCTCTGCTTCTAATTCAGCATCTGATATTTCCTCTAATGCAGGCACTTTATTTAAAGTAGGTTTTTGTAAAATTTTTTCTCTTAAAGATGCTTCAGGGCCAACAACTTCTTCTAATTCTTGTATTGTTACGGGATCATCTACAGGTATGCCTTTTTTTAATTCTATTCTTTGTTTACGTATTTTAAACGCTTCATCTTCTGGCAAACTCTCTAATTTCACAGGATTATATGGAGTTGTAGCCTCTCTTGCAGCCTGTAATGTATCTTCAGTATTTTTTCTTTTTTGATTTTCTTGGGCATCAACTGCTGATTGATTGTCTATATCAGTAACAGGATCGCCAGATGGTAGGATAATTGGAGCATCGGGTGCAGGCAATCCAAGGCCCGGACCCTCTATTAGTTTTACTTGTTTATCTTCTTGGGTTTTTAAATAATCTTTTGCATTTTGAGCCATACTAGCATTTTCTCTAGCAGCTTCATCTGCATCATTATCTAATTCTTTTTGTTTCTTTTCGTATTGATTTACTCTTCTGCCTCTAATACTGTCTAATATTAAATTTAAAGCAAAACCTGCGCCACCACCATAAACGGCATCATCATATGCACTTTGTCCAACTTGAACATCTGGGTTGTAAATATTTTTTTCAGTTAAATCTTGAAGTATACCTGCAACTAACTCTTGAGTACCCTCTCCAATACCAACACCAATGCTTCTTTTTATTCTGCCGCCTATAGTTTTTACTGCTTCATCTATATCTTTTTTGTCTACTTTTTTTAAAATTTTTAAAGAAGCTCCTAAGCTCTTGCTTAACGCAGCAAAAGGTATAGCCTCTGATGTACCAATTAAAGCGCTTAATAATACAGCATCTGCTTTTTGCGAACCGTCTATAACACCGCCATTTTCTAAAAAATTAGCAATCCTATTCATCTGATCTTGTGATGTTAAAGCCGCACCCTGTGTTGCAACAGTGCCTAAACCTAAATATGAAGCAATTTTAGGGGCAGCGCCTGCAACTGCCAAACCACTTTTAACAGCCCATCCACCTGCTAAAAAAGAGGCAAGAGACCCACCTGCTTGACCAAATTTACTATAAGGACTTTCATTAAAATCAAAAGTATCTGCTAAAGCTCTACTAGCGCCTTTAGAAAAATTTTGTGCAGCTTCTCCTAATCCTGTCTCACCGGGTGCTACATCGAAGCCTAATCTTTGCCCAACGCCTTCACCTATTGAGGCTATACCACCGGGTAAATCTGTAAAACCTCTTATAAAACTTCCAACAAAACTTTTAGGGACATCAATAAGACTCCCTTCTTCTTCCGCTGTTTCAGGCGCTTCTAATAAAACACCATCTTCTCTAGCAATATATTTTTGTATAAATTGGTCTTCTGCTGCAGTGGGCCTGTTACCAGCTATCAATATAGGGTATGTTTTACCAGTTAAGTTACTTTTTACATTAATTGTACCCATTTATGCGCCTTTAAGATGATATGGCTGTTGCAACAGGTAAATCTATACCATAATCCTCTTTTAGAAGATTCATTAAAAATCTTTCTTGTGCCATTAATTGATTCCTAGTTTTATCATCAATTTCTGATTTGATGTAAGCCAAGTCACCGGGCTTACCATAAAGCTGCTCTCTAGTTTTATTAAGATTGCTCATGATGTCACTTGCAGTTAACTTACCTTTCTTTCTACCAGACGCAATCTTCGCTCTAGCATTTATTAAATCAACAACACCTTCTTGATATCTTTTATTAGCATCTCTATAGGCTTCTAGGCCCGTAGAAGCCCCTTCACCCACTGCTTGTCCCAAAGTTGGTGCATCTGATGCCAAAATACCAAAACCTGCCTGTGCGATAGCTAAAGCTCTATCTAAGGCTCTTTCTTTCTGCAGTCCTTTTTGTAAATTTAAAATATCTTGTTCTACGGAATCAGATACTAAAGGTATTATATCAGGCTCTATAGTATAATTAGGCACATTACCTCTTACTCCTGTATTCTGTGTAGTTACGTCTTTTGATATATTCTCTACATCAGCATTTTCATCTATCTTTGCTTTATCTTTTTCTTCTAATCTATCTAATATTTGTTGTGAAGTACTACCAGTACCAGCAAAACCATTAGATGCTTTTATAACGCCACCATTGTTCATAGTTTGTGGCATCATAGACCCAATACCACCTGAATTTACACTTGCAGGAGCCATTGCCTCTGACATACCCATCATACCAGACTGAGGAACACCAGCGGCAGCCACAACTTCTTGTGCAACTGTAGGCTCAGTCTGAGCTTGTCTAGCTGCAAATTCACCTTTAACTCTTTTACGTCTATTTAATTCTGATAATACAAGGAACTGAGGCGCAGAGCCACTTGGCTGTTGCATTTCTTTTATTAACTGATCTTCAGAAAAGTTTTTTAAATCATCTTGTATTTGTAAAACATTCATCATCCGCCTGTTAATCCTCTGTATAATCCTAATCCAGCTATACCTGTACCTAATAAGTCTTTCACAGGATTGTATTGTTGAAATTTAGTTGTTTCTGTTGATGGCTGTACAGGAACACCACGGAGAATAGATGACAGGAATGTTAAATCTTCTCTTGGCATGTCTCTTTGTCTAACAAAATCTTCATATGCCAAGTCTAATCCAGCTTGTTCTCTTGCCTGTCTATCTTTAGCAATTTTTTCTAACAACTGTGCAGACTCAATATCACCTGCTCTAGCCTTTTCACCTAACGCAGCAAGTTGTGCTGATTGACCAGACAAACTTTCTGCTGCAGATAACCCTTGTCTTTCTGCCGCTAGTTGTGCCGCTCTATCTCTTTCAAACTGTTGCTGTGCTTGCTCAAATGCTTTTTGTTGGCCAACAGCTTGTATTTCACCTAGTTGTCTTTGCAAGCCTTCTCCAGCAAGAGCTTGAGCTACAGCTTGTCTTGAGCCGCCAAACGCACCAGCCTGAACGGCATCAGCATCTCTGCCTGCTTGTTGTCTGTTAAAATCTAATATAGCCTGTCTTTTTTGTACGTCTAACACGTTTTGCAAATACGGAGACATATATTGTCGTGCTTGATCAGATCCAAAATCTTGTGATTGAAATCCTAAGCCCTCTATAGCTCTACCCATACCTGCTGTAGTGCCTGCTGTTGCTTGACCTAGGCCCGGTATACCGCCCTCTGCCACAGCTCTAGCTATTTCTCTTGATCTAGCTGTATCAGTGTTTTCATCTGCAAGTCTTTGGCCTTCATATGGAATATATTCTCTTTTTGATTCAGCTTCAGCCCTTTTTATCATGTCTATAGCATAAGGCTCAAAATATTTAGGTAATGAGCTTTGTACTATATTTTGTTCTGTAGGCTGCTGTGGCCTTGATCTACCTTTACCCATTATTAATCTCCATACGATAAGCTATATATTCAGGTTCCCAATTATATTTTTTTAATATTTTTATCCATGCTTTTCTGCCATAGCCTTCTAGGTGACTGCAATCACAGTCTTTTGCAAAACTAGATAATTTTTCCATAGCTATAGGCAGCCACTCCATCATTCTTTTACCGCCTATCCAATCCATAGCCATAGCTTTTCTATTTGGATATTCTATTATTCTTGTGGTTATCGCTGCTATAACTTTTTCTCCATCTTTATTATCTACTATTAACCAAAGATTATAATAACCTTTCATTAAATCCTGATAAATATCATCAATATGATACTTACCCTTACTAGTTATTATAGCTTTGTTAAGCATATTGCTAACATCGCCCCAAACTATGTCTATTGCCTCACGAGGCACTGCTGTGCATATCATGCAGGCAACATCATCTCATCAGGTATAGCAGGCGGCTGTGTCTTACCGCCAGTTCTTAGTTCTCTAACTCTATCCATCATATCTTCTAATTTATCAGCACCTGCATCTGAGGAGCCGTTTCCGAGGCCACTAACAACGTCAGCAGGCACAACAAACTCACCATCAGAAAGTAATACATCTTGATCTCCTTCCATTGAGGCGGGTATCATATCAGCCATGCCATCACCTGCACCGCTAACCATACCATCGCCCTCGCTAGGAATAGCTGGTATTTCACCAGATTCAACTTTATTAATTAAATCTTGTAACGCTTCTTGACCAAACTGAGCTACAAATTGTGCTAGTATTACACTTTGTCTGTCAGTGTCTATTATTTCACCTTGTAATACGTCAATAGCGCTACTAATTAATTCTTTATCATTCATACCATCATTCATCATGCCACCAATACCTGCATCCATAGGCATAATATCGCTTTCTACTTCTCCACCTTCTGCAAAGTTTCTAGGTATTCTATAGTTAAACTCACCCATTTTGCCTGCGTCATAACCCATCTCTGGAAATATAGATGTGTTCTTTATAGGCATACCTCTTGGCATTTCTGGATCTTCTTTATCATCTCTAAATTTTGGCATTATCATAGAATCAGCAGCTAATCCACCTATACCAGCACCTAAAGCCTCTGGTCTTGTTAACATCTCTGTAAAACCCGGAACCGCACCTGTGGTCCCTCCTTGCATTGTCATAGCGGATGGCAAATTGGAGCCAACAGCACCTGTAGAAACGCCTGTAGTAGGAGCGGCTGGATTACCACCAAATGCACTAGAACCACCTATGGCGCTACCAATGCCACCTAAAGCAGCACCTGTTAAAATATCTTCTGTATCTCCTCCTTGTAATAGAGATCCCAAGCCGCCACCTATTGCGCTTGCAAACATTGGACTTATTCCAGTTGCTAAACCGGCTGGCCCTAATATTGCCGGTGCTGCTAAACTAAGTATTGCTGATAACATGTTACGCTCCTAATGCTTTCATTCTATTTATTAAACGCTCTGCTCTGTTTGGCACTTGTGTTCTCCATTTCGAGTCATACATCTGATTTGCGCTCTCAGTAAAATCCATAATTGATATACTTGCTCTAAGTTTACTAAATTTACTTAGTCTTGTGTACCCCAAATTGTACATCATATTACATAAAATTAATTGCGCCTCTTCTGGCAAGTCATCAAAGTTATTAAATAAATTTTTACAATCTGTTATAGTTCCTTGTATATCGCTGTCAAAACAGCTATTTACACGCTCTTCACTTACAGGTGTGCCTACAGGCTGTCCATATTCTGGATCAGAATCAAGAACCAAATGGCCAATCCCAAAAGTAGGCAGGTTAAGGTGATCCAAGTAAATTGCATGTACTTTCCCTTCATCAGCTTCTAATTCTTGTCTTAATTTATCAATGTCCATAACTACCTCCAAAACTTTACGTAAAGTTTTACTTTTTGTGCGCTTTCCTTATGCTTTCTTTGCCTCTTTTAAATATACTAGCTACTTTATTTTTACCCATCACCTTTGCTCTCTGCTCACCAACTGTAAGAATCTGTATCTTTCTCGCAAAAGGTTTACTGACTCTCTTAACTTTTGCAACCGTAGCTCTTGCGTCTGCTTCTGTGGCAAATTTGATACCGACTGTATCTTTTGGGTTCTCATCTGTGTATAAGCGTCTGCCAGAACCTTTTGGTTTTTTTCCTGTTCCAACTTTAGGATCTCTTTTTTTTGCCATCTTTCTTAGCCTTACTAGGTAATAACCCTTTATTTACTGCTCTTGCTCTTTCACTAAATCCTAGCTTTTGTTTTTTTGCTAATTTTCTTCTAATTGTGTGAAGTTTAGCTACCATTTTATTTCTTTCTTTGTGTTTTTTTGGCTTGTGCAAAGTTTTTGGATGTAGGTGCGCCCTTTGCACCTGCTTTACGCATCTGTTCTCCACTACCAGCCTTAATTCTTCTTCTTTTTTTATGTATGTTTGCATATAAACTCATAACATGTATCCTTAAATGTCTAAATAAATCTTGTATTACTTTGTTAAACCTTTTTGCTTCTCATAGGTTCTGAGTGTTCCGATTCCTAACATGCCACCGAGAACAGTTAAAAGTGTACCCATATCGAAATCAGGCAAATCTGGTAGTTCTAAACCAGCGAAACTTGCACCAAATATAATTAAATCTTTTACGATAAAATGATAGGCAAAAGCAATCGCACAGACCCACCCAACTGCTGGGCGCCAGCCGCCTTTAAATATAGAGCCACTTGCAGCCTCTGCTTTGTTTATTTCTAACTGAGCAAGCAAAGCCTCTTGCGCATGTTTTTCAGACATTGTGGCTATCTCGTGTGCCAACTTAGCCTTTTGATCTGCATCAGGTATAAACTTATCTAGTAATCCTGTAACTGGTCCTATAAGAGCTTGTAACATTAATATACCCTCACTTTATCTGTATTAACATATGGTACAAGTTTACATATGCATTCATATTTATATTGTTCATTGTCTTTCATATATGTTTGATTACTTAACATTTGACTAAAATCCATACATGATGCGGCACTTCTAAAATATATTCCATCTCTATCAGCTATTCCATTAAGATAACATGCTAATATAAATGCTGTCATTACAAATCTACCTGTGGTGTTCTTACTACAGCAAACTCTTGTATACTCAAAATAACCTGTATTCTATCTGCATGTCCTGCTTGCACTTTGACAACTTCTCCAGAATTTAAAATAAGCTCTTTAGCAACATCTGGTAAAAACTCAAATGTTGTAAATGCAGCCACAGTAGAATTTGTAGTATAAAAAAATTCATGATTAGTTACAGCTCCAGATCCACCATCTACACCATCCCCAGTTATAGTAACAGTAAGAGTACTTGCACTGCTAGAAGTATTCATAACTAATATTGAATGTATACTAGACACATTAAAGTCTGCATTAGAAGGCGCTGTATATATAGTTTTTTTATCTGTTGTTGTTAAATCTACTTTGACATTAAGCAGTCCTTGAACATATTGTGGTATACTTGTAACTAACATTATCTTCTTCCATCTTGCACAATATTTACTTGAGGTGAACCTAATTTAAATTTTGTGCCTATCTCTGTTGCCTCAACACGCATAGCAAATGTTCTACCTCTAACCCGTACATCTAATTTTTCTGTATATACCTCTACAGGTGTAGTTGCTGTTCTTTGTGATGTATTGCTGTCATCTGTCTGCGTAAAACCAGATCCTGAGTGTGTTCTAGCTTTTATTGTAAAATCAACTTGTGGATTAATTGATGTAGATCCTGCAAAACTAATATCTGGAACTATCCTATTAATAGACGCAAACCTTTCTGCTCCACCTAAAGCCATTGGAGCAGACTCAACAAATGATGTCATAGCACTGCCATCATCATCAAAACCAGTTTCGTGATTAAATAAATATTGACCACCTGTAGCTATTGGTAGTGACCTTATACCTCTATCAAGCCATGCCTGTCTAGCAAGTGTACCAAAATACCATATGTTTTCTAAATAATTGTAAATTACATATTTGTCTATTTCTGTGCTGATTGCGCTAGGATAAAACCACCATACCTCACTAAACTCTGTATTAGCGCCAACATGTACTTTGTTTCTTTCTTCAACATTTAAATCAAGAAATACCTTGTCTTTTACAGTACATTGCAACTGCTGTGTTTGTCCTGAGTAAATATAAAATGTATCAACACCCATCCAATAAACGTTATCATCTATAGCTATGGCTGATGATGGACTCATTATTGTTATATTCTTTGACAGTTCTTTGATACCAAAAGTAAATGGAGGTCCAATAAATCTCATGGCGTGTAATGTTTTGTTTGTGAAAACTAATATCTGTTCTTTCGTTTCTACAGCTTGCACAAATGTAGACCCACCACCTAACCTAAGATCTCCTGCCGTGTTAGTCGTTGTTGGAAAGAAATCAACAGGATTTTCTTGTGATGAGAATCTAACTAACAATGGATCTTGCACCCCGTCACCTTGTGTTGCTGTAGGCGTTGCTCCCAATCCATCACAACCAAAAACAATAACATGTCTATCTTGGTCTGACACAAGAACCTGTTTAGCTATTGTTGGGACACTTGTTTCTCCTGAAAATGTGCTTGTAGCACTAAGTTCTATAGCTCTGTTACCAAGTCCAGTAGTTTTATCCCAATAAAACAATCCACCATCTCTAGGATTTATAATTAGATCCTCACCAAAATTATCATGTGACCATGTTCTAATTTGCGCACCCGGAACTGTAACCGATGCAGCATTGCCCCATCCAACAAAATCATTGGCAGAATCTGCATTGCCAACAGCTAATCTTACAAGAGTGTTATCTGCATGTGTTGTTGCAGTAGTGCCACTATGTCCACGAGTAACAGTCATAGTATTGTCATCAGCAGTAGCTGATACAAGCATAAGCTCTTCTTCTACAAGTATTACATCATTAGCAGTATTCATGCCTGTTTCATCGTCAACATCTACGCCAGTTTCACTTGCATCTAATGCTTCATTTAACTGTGTTGCTAAAGCACCAGATGTTGTTCCACTCCACTGACCAGCGCCCCATCCTGTACCACCAACTGTAACATCTAGTCCTACATTTAGCTGATATGTACCAACAACACTTCCGCCACCGTTACCTGTGTCAGATGAATTAGCTGCAACACTAGATGTTATTGTATAAGCATTAGAACTTATCAATGATGTTATTTGAAACTCTGCATTTAATATTGTAGCTGTTATTGTGCCACCTAAAGTTGCTGCACCAGAAAATGTTACAAAGTCTTTTTCATTTGCACCATGTGCTGGATCTGTAACTGTTATTGTTGTAGATCCATTTGTTGCAGAAAAAGTTACATCACCTGCACTTGTAGTGTTTCTAATTGGTGTTATGTCATTAAATGTTTGACCTTCTTCTATGTAATATTTTAAATGTGTACCGATACCCATAAAGTCAGAACCATCTAATGCAACCCAGTTGTGTAGCCTTCTAGCGCTACCTAGATATGTATTAGTACTAAACTTCTCCCAACCACCTATCTTTTCTGGAGAACCTAGTCTAAATCTTATTTTATCGCCATCAACAAAACCACCCTCATTACTATAAGGTGTGATATCTGATACAATGCCTGATTTAAATGTTATTTTGTTCAAAGGCATTAGAACGCACTCACTGATTTAGTTCCAGTATAGGCATCTTCATTAACGCTACCACTTCCATCATTTATGTCTTTTAAAGCAAAAGGTCTACTACTGCCATCACTACCAGATATAGTACCAGTTAAACTAAAAGATCCATCTGTTGAATCTCTGTTTACAGTATTCGTAGCACCAGCAGATACTGTTGCACTAAATGGATCACTGCCAGATAATGTGCATGATATTGCTAAATTATTTGTAAATATAAATCGTCTGCCTGCTGTTGGACCTGTAACACTTACGTTTTTAATTTGGTTAAATGCTCCACGACCACCTATAATGGCAACCACTGCTTTACCAGTTGCAGAGTCTATAAACATTTCAATATCGAAACTACCTATGTTACCAGTATTTACACCAACTAAAGCGTCATCCCATTTCATAAAACGATATGTGCCACCTGCATGAGAATGAGTTGTATTTGTACTTGGTCGTTTTGAAGTGCCACCATCAAATGTGCTTGTGCCTCCTGTTCCACCTGAAGTTGATGGACCAGAGATACGACCACTTATGGGTGTACCATCTTCCATAAAAGCATGAGTAAAGGACATACCAAAATCAGATCTATCTATGTTATCAAGTCCTACTCCACCAAAAAGAGTTGTAAAACCTGTAGTATAATATGTCTCATTTACAAGCATTGCAGAATTACTGCCAGTATTTGGCTTTGTTACAGTTGTATTACCATCACCAAAACTAACACCACCACCAGATCCAGAAGAAGCACCAGAACCTCTAGAATCACTAACTAATGCAGTATCAAAAGTATGTGTGTCAGTCTGTACAACAACTGTAGAATTATCTGCCTCACTTATTGTAGTTGTACCAGAGTTTCCAGTAGAACTTTGAGACGATGTAAATGTTTTTAATGTAGATTGCACATTACCACTACCTTTTAATTCTAATGCAACACTAGAGTTGTTTGTTAAAGGTGAGCCAGAAGAATTGGTAATATTATTCCCATTTGTGTCTAATATTATTTTTTTATGAGCAGAATCGTTATTCATTTGCAAATTACCACTAATAGCTCCAGATAATTTAAATAACTGTATAGGCAATTTATTTGCTCCTGTGCTAGCTTTATCGTTTAAAACACCAGATGAGCTAACTTCAGTAAATCCTACATTTGTTATTAATGGTATCGCCATACATCACCTAAAACTTTACTGATTCCACAAAAGTAAATATGCTTCCATTTTGATTTATTGCTATTGCAAAAGACACTGAATTACCAAGACTTACACCTTGTGAGTTAGATGGATAACTTAAAGTTAATGTATTAGATGAACTTGTCTTATCCACAATTATGTATTGACCTATTGCTAAACTGCCTATCGCTAAAGTTAAAGCTACGTTGTTACTTGATGTATCTACTTTCTGATATATTGATTGAGCAGAAGATGGTGTAAGCGTGGCTGAAGAAGATGTTATAGCACTTGGCACTGTTACAAGATTTGCATTGAAATATGTAGAAAAAGTAGCAGCAGTAGTTTGTCTCATTGTGCCACCATCATTTGTTACAATACCATCTCCATCTGCAACTGCTGTTGTTCCAGCACTTGTACCACCATCTATAAGATTTAACTCTGCTGCTGTTGCAGTTAACTTAGTACCACCAAATGTTAAACTATCTAATAAATCTACAACTGCTGCACCCGATCCTGCACCATCTGCATATATTAATGCCTTTGCACCAGCAGGCACATTTACATTACCACCAGACCCTTGTGTAAATGTAGCAGTCTGACTTGTGCTATTGTGAACAAAGAACATTTTGTCTTGATCGTTAGGTGATATTGTTATTGTATTTGCACCAGATGGTGATCCGCCTAATACAAGAACTTTGTTACCACCTTCTGATAATGTACCATCGCTAGTTGTTAAGGTATGTGTTGTGCCAGATAAGGTTATAGCTCCTACACCATTAATGGCTCTGTCTATTATATCTAAGTTGTTGTTTGTAGTATTACCCCATGTACCAGCTTGTTCACCAGCACCTATCTTTTCAACTCCTAGATTTGATGTATATGTACTTGCCATGCTTACCTCACTATTTCAGTATATGTCTCTGTGCCACTAGGCGTAATCTCTGTCCATGTCTCTGTACCACTTGGTGTAATCTCTGTATATGTCTCCGTTGTGGCATCTGTTACAACATCTATAAACATTATATCTCCAGAAGATGTTTTTGTAAAATTCAAATCTGCTGTAGCTGATGTTATAGCTATTAATGTGCCATCTGCTGTTTGTGTAAAATCTGCACTTATATCTATTTCTGTAACATCTAATCTGTTAGCAGCAGTTGTTTGTGTAAAGTCAGCACTAATATCAGCAGACGTAACACCAACAAATAAAGCGGTAGATGTCTGTGTAAAGTTACCACTCAAATCTGCTATACCAGCTAATATACCAACACCTACAGATGTTTTAGATGCTACACCATTTAGCTCTGCACTAGCTGCAAGTAAGTTACCACCTACATCAGCAATGGCTGCTTCGGCTATGGCAGCGTGACCAAACATTAATCGGCATCCTCTATTGTAAGTGTACCCTCTTTAACTTGTTTCAGTATTTCTGCATAGTGTCTGTTAGCAGGGTCTAATGGTACAGACATTTCTTGACCATCAACTACGATATTAATTGAAACATTTTCCCCTGTTTTCATATCTGTATAATATTTTGCACTTTGTATATTCATTTTATTCCTTAAAGTTCAGCATCAAAAGGCGCTCTTTTATTAGATTCAATGTAAACATTTCCTGCATTTGAAGTTGTCATGCCACCTGCATTAACAGTCCAATTCATGCCACCACCTACTGAACTTAAACCATTAGCAGCAAAACCTGTACAAACTCTATTCGTAGCTCCTTCATAAATTGAAAAATCAGCAGCAGCTCCTGTAAGTGTAGTTGTAGGAGTTGCTCTCATTTCAACTGGAAATCTTACATGAGAAATAGCAATTGTGCTATTATAAACTGCACACGACATAATGTAAGGACTATTTGGAGCTGCACCTGAAGCAGGATTTATATCAAAACAATACCTTTGACACAAAAGCAGTTCTTCTCCAAATGACCTATGCTCAAATGGTGTGGCTTGTGAGCCTACTTCTAGTTGGACTTGTGTTAAATAAAAATTGTTAGAGGTGCTATCCATCCAATTAACTTGATTGCTCGATGCGTATGTATTAGTATCACTTGACCAAGTATTACTTGTTCCTATGGCATAAGTAGAACCTTGACCAAGACCAAATGATAACTCAAGTCCAATACCATTATCATTATCAATTGCACCAGCAGAAGCAGTGATAAATGAAGTGCTACCAGCAGTTGGAGTTATAATTATTTCCTTTTGCTCCCAAGTATTTGCACTACTAATTGTGTATTCGTGAATAAAATGATAAGCTGTATTATCTGGTTTTCTTAAAAGAATAGAATATATTCCAGTTTTGTTTGACTTTACCCAAAATGAAAGTGCTAAAGTTTTTGCAGAGGATGTTCCATACGATAACTGCTGTAAATTTTGTGCTTCAATTCTTTGAATAATTCGTGAAAACTGAGTGCCTGAAAGGCTTGTGTCTGCTGTTGTAACTTGACACTTTAAAGAGTTACCAGTTCCAAAAGGATTGTCCGTTGACTTTTCAGTAGTAAAAGCACCATCAGTGCTTGTGTCTCCTCTAAATCTGTCAACAGTAGTATAACCAGAACTAACTGCTGTGGCAGAAGTTGCCCTTTGAAAAATTTGCATTGCACCATTAATTACAATGTTGCGTCTCCCCCCAATCTGACTATTGGTTAGGACTTCACCCATCTTTGCTAATTCTGCTGCTTTGGTCATTTATATCTCTTGGCTTTCTACAAATGTTTTATAATTAACTTTGACTGTATCTGTCCACACAGCATTAGCTACTGCTTGTACTTCACTAGCTTCTTTGCTTATGTCAGTGTCTGTATGTGTCCACTTGCCATCACTATCTTTTGATGATGTACAAGGTTGTAGAACATGCCTATGCCTTGACCTACTAATCTCTGTGCCATCTTCTTTAATGACTGTATCTGTAGCTACTTGAACATTCCACTTCTGTACAACCTCTATTTTTGATATTTCTAATGTTTTTGATATTGCCATTTTTTATTCCTACTCTATGTTGCATAATATGTTATCGATACACCTATATTATTTACTCCACTTGATGCCTGACCAGAATTAGAGGAGTGTATATACATAGTAGAAGAATAAAGATAAACACTACCACCACTACTAGACGCTACAGAATCTCCACTCCAAGCACCTGCATAATTTATAGTACCAGAAGGCTGTGTAGCAGTAAAAGGCATACCAGTAATAGCATAATATCCAGCAGTTGAACTAAATCGCATACCAGAACCATTAATACTACAGTGTACATTTACTAATCGCCCAACTTTAGTATATGTGCCAGTAAGTGATGAACCCCAAGTTCCAACTGTTGAAGAAGGCTGACTAAGAGCTGGTGTCCAAGTGCCTTCTTCATAATCGTCAAGTAAATTAGCATCAGCTACTGCGCCAAAATAAACACCACTATTTGTAAATATTTCTCCATCTTCATCTACAGAAAATTTTACTGTATTGCTACCAGTAGTGGTTGTTTGTAACATAATTTGATTTGCAGTAGGGCTTTCGTGATGAATACGAACAACTGGTGTAGTCAAGTTTGCATTTGTTGCAGAAAAAACAGCAACATTATTAGGACTTGTTCCACTTGCTGGTGCTACCTCAACATACAAACCTCTTTCTTGCGCTCCTGCAGCCTCATTTCGTAAAGATAACTTACCGTAGTTTCCAGCATTATCACCTATTTTAACATTATCTTCACCTGCATCTATCAATAATAAATTGGCTTCACCATTACCCTCAACACGGAAGTTTACATCTGCACTACCTTGATTTATTACAACTTCATTTGAAACACCTTGAAAAATATTAACATCCCCAGCAGTCAAGTCTATTTGATTATCTGCTAGTGCTATATGAGTGTCAGTATCACCTGAGTGAATAATTTTTTGTGGTATGGTTAAGTCACCAGTAAATGTTGTATCACCTGACACACCACCTGTTAAGGTAGTAGCACCTGTTACACCAAGTGTACCTGCCATTGTAACATTGCCATCAAACTGTCCACCATCTGCTTTGCTTACAGTGTCTGCGGCACTAAAAGCATCAAAAACTATTATTTCTAGGAGGTCATCAACTGACGCTCCTTGAGCTAAAACGATAGCTGTGCCACTTGTAGATGTGTAGTCGGCATCACCTAACTTTACACCATTTTGATATACATCAACAAAGTTAGAGTCTTTATAACTTAATGTTGCGCCCTCTGACCCTGCACCACTGAAACTAGTTTGCCCAGCAGTAGCGGTATAAGTGTGCTTTCTTCTAACTCCAAACTGTGGACTGACTCCTATGTATGGCATATTTTAACCTTTCGGATATTTATCTTTTACTGCTTTAATTGTTGTTTTCCAACCATCTATACCATTGTGATACAAATCATCTAATTGGTCTACTATAGATGGATAAGCTGTTTCTCTATCTCTTTGATACTTATTATTTTCATATGCAGTTTCTAATTCTTTTTGTTTAGCAAGTATATCTTTTTCAGATATAGGTGTTGTGTCATTGTGCCAAGTTATTTGTTTTACATCATTTTCACGAACAGTAACTTCTGCTTTTGGATTTATCGCTAATATTGCTGATGTTATATTAATCATCCTGCGATCTCTATAAGTGTGAGTGTGCTTGGGGTGCTGTTAGGGCATATGCTAAGTGTTCCACCTAGACCAACAGCACTGAAATAAATTTTATATTCAGTAGCACTCGTTGTGTTTGGCGAATCTAAGTAAGTCGGAGTATGATGGTTCACATGATTAGATCCTCCTCCGTATCCATAAGCGTAGCCATAAGTTGCACTGTCTGAGACACGAGAACCTCCTCTATAAAGTGTAATAGAACTTACACCACCTGCTGTATTTTGCCACATACTACACGCTGCTAACACAAAAATTTTACTACTTGTTGATGATGGCGTTATCGTTGCTGCAAGACCAGTATCAACAAAAGAACTACTTGTCGTTGCAGTTAAAGTCGAATATGTATTAGTTACAATTTGTATCACACTCCCTGCTGACATATTAGCATCAGCAAACTGATTAGTTACAGTTCCAATTCCACTACCTATTACTTTTGTTAATGCCATTCGTTACTCCTAGCTTATGCTACTTGCATCATCTCTTTGTTTGCGTGTTTTATAATCACTTCTTGCAGTTACAAGTGCAACAAAGTCTGCTTGGTTGCTTGGTATGGGGTCTGTGAAGCTACTGTCGTTCATCAACTTTGTAGTCCACTCTGTCTGCATACGCTTCCAACAGTTGTTTAACTTTCCATTGATTGCACCATCCAACCACTCGTCTATACCTTTGTTGTCTGATGTATCATTGTATAAATCATTAGACAGAATCTTTTGTTGTAAATCTGTTAATGTTATTGTCTTTGTGTGATTTGCCATTTTATAACTCCTTTATGTTACGTTGTTTCACTATTGGCTAACAGACTAAAAAGCCTGAAAAAAATGAAGTTGCATTTATGTCTAGTTGTGCCGTACCAAGTGGTTGCAATATATTAATTTTACAAGTGTCATTAGCATCCATGTCAACAAACTGGCTTAAAGTAAGTGTCCAATAATTAAGATCAGCAGAAAATCTCGCTGTATCAATAATATTATACATAGGTCTGTTACTTGTTGATAAAGTTGTGTAAACGTATGCACTAGCACTATCTACACTTTCAAGATACAAATTGACATTAAATTGATATCTTCCTGTAATTGGTGCTGTAAAAGTATAGTTAGATGTATCAAAATCTGAATTTTGGTCAAATATTTCACTATCAAACTCAACAGCAGTATCTGAATTAACAGGAATATTAAATTGTTTGTCAGATAGCTTTACAAAAAAAGCAGGTTGAAGTGGTTTGGTTACAGCGCCTATAGAATCAACTTCTATAACAGAACTGGCTGATGTTCCAAATGTCATTTTATCAATATTATGGTCGTATTTTAGAAACCCACGATAAGCTGCGTTACCACTTGTACCATCAGCGAAACAAATATAATTTGAATGGGTTGTGCCAGTTACGAATGTCATACCACCTTCATCAGCAGCAGTTACAACTAATTCATCGCTATAGTAGTCACTAGGACTTGCAGTGTTAATACCTACTTTATCATTAGTTGTATCTACTTTTAACGTATCTGTGTCCACTGTTAAGTCTGCTGTTAAAGTAGTAGCACCTGTAACATTAAGTGCTGAACTAAACGTACCATCTGTTGCCTGTAATGATGATGTAGATGGATGGTCAACTGTGGCTACAGTTCTAAATAAATAATACACAAAGATATTATTACCTGAGTTACTTGATGGTGCAGCGGTAAATGTAAGTGTAGTTCCGTTGCTTACTGCATATGCTACAGATGGTTCTTGGATAACACCATCTACAGATACAAGTATATCTTCATCAGAACCTACTCCATGATCTAGTGTAAATGCAGTTGTGGAACCATCACCAGAAAACTGTGTGGCTGCTTTACTGGCTACAAATCTATTTCCTGCTTGATTACCTAAATATGGCATTATGTAATCTCCATATAACTCATGGTCACTGATAATTTATCTGCAACAGAACAATCTATCTTTACTATATCGCCTACATTTAAAACTATCTTATTACCAGCCATAATCTCAACTGATGATCCAACTGGCACTGGTATGTCTTTTACAATATGTGCTGTAGTATTTTGTGTTTGAGATGTTTGTGTTGTTGTACTTACAAGTTGAACTGTACCAGTAACTTGTGCAGTATGTACATTTGCCAATGTTAATCCCAATACAATAATTGTGCTACCAGTTTGAACTGTATAAAGAGTTTCTGGCGATCCAGCAGAGGCTGGAGCAACATCTCTTGTAATTACTTTGAATGTATTTGCCATATCATTATCCTAACGCTATTGCTAAAGCTGTAGCCTCATCCGCTGCTGCCGAAGCAGTTGTTGCACCTATGTCAGACAGCACTTCTGATGCACTTCTACTCTCTAAACCGTTTGCAGTAAATCTTGCAAACTCATCATCTGCCACACTAGAACTATCTATCTTCACTGCGTTTGTGTTTGATATACCAAAAGTTAATGAGGCTTGACCACCAATATCACTTAATACTTCAGATGCACTTCTGCCTTCTATTGATGTACCATCAACTTTTAAAAAGTCATTATCTGCAACACCACTTGTTGCAACTAATACATTGCCATTAGATATACCAGTTGATAAGGTGGCAGTTGTTGTAATTGCTGTACCATTTAATGTCATCGCATCTGCTTCTAGTGTACCATCTATATCTGCATCACCAGATATGTCTAATTCAGTGGCAATAATTTTATTGTTAAATGTAGCTGCGCCTGCATCAGCCATATCAATGTCAAGAGCAGTTATCGCACTAGACCCATCTGTTCCTTTTATTTGAAAGTTTTTATCGGCAGTGCTTACACGGAGACTTACATCACCAGAACTATTGCCTATGTCAAGTATTTCTGTACCATCATCTTTAAATAAAACATTTGCACCACCTGCATCAAGAGTAATATCTGAGGCTGCATTTAATGTTATGGATGAGCCATTGGTAATCTCTGCAATCACTGGAGTAGTTAAAGTCTTGTTTGTTAAGGTTTGTGTAGTATCTACAGCAACTAAATCTTGTGTGCCACTATCTCCACTATTAGGTAGCCTTAATGTATTAGCCGCAGCAGCAGAGTGTGGCTGTGCAGTTAGTGTTTGTGCATGAGCATTACTAACTTCACAATAAAATTTAATTTGTGACGCTGATCCACTGTTAGATCTAAGATCAATTAATCCACCCTCTATCGTAAGATCGTCACCCACAGATAAATCTGCACCAACTGAAACATTGCCACTTGCATCTAAAAACACTGATTTTGATGCAGGTATTGTACAGAATATATTTTTTGTACCAGCACTAAAGTTGACTGCACTGTCACTGTTAGAGCTACTAATAATTGTAGTCCTTGCTATCGTGCTAGAGTCACTACTTAATGTTCCTAAACCAACCTCAAACTCGGCAGAGCCGGGAAGTATAACAGCGTAATATGTTGTGTTAGAATTACCTATACCTGCTGCAAAAGTCTCAAAACCAGTTACTGCACCACCTAATGTAAGTGTGCCAGTACCAGTTGTGGTTGTGGTTTCTTTTACTCTATCATTTAATACAAGTGCCATTATTTAAGCTCTATTGTTAAGTTATCTGCGTTAATTCTAAATATATCACCACTAGCTATTGTCTTACTTGCATCTAATGCACCAACAAAAAGTATGTTACCACTAGTTGATGCGTCTGCAATAAACACATGTGTGATTGTATTACTGGTGCCGCCAGATGCCGGAAACTCTATATTTGCTGCGTTCTTTGCAGTTTGTGTGTCTGTTGAATCTGCCCCTATTGTGGTCCAGTTTGCCGCAGTAACTTGTTGTCTTGCATAGTTTGTAAACGTAGCTTCTGTCAATGAACCTGTTTCTGCTGCGCTAACTGCTGTCGCAAGTCCTACATAAATACTGTCACCCGGACTAGAAAAACTAAGAGAGTTATTTTTAAATAAAAAATGTAGTATTCTTCTCTCAAGATAATTTGTCGCTGCATTTGCTGTTGCCATATTTTACTCCTATGTTCTCTGCGCTCTTGGTAGACCCTCAGAGTAAGCGTCAGTATTTTCTCTTGCCTCTCCGTAATCTTTAAGTCTTGTTAATTGATCCATAAACCTTTTTTCATATTGTTGTATCAAATCAGGCTCACCCTTCATAAAAATATACGCATCTACTAATGATCCAAACAATAATGCAAATGGCGCATTAGTGCTTAACCATGTTGTACCACTATCTGCACCAGCAGTTAAACTAGTTGGTCTGTAATAATAATGTAATTCTATTGCATAATTTGAGTTTGGGGTAGGGCCAACGATAAAATTATTTGCATCAAACTGCGCATAAAATCTTGGCTTTGCTGTGGAGGATGAAGCATCATATGCTTCTTGTATGAAGTTTACATCTTTTTGCAAAAGGAATGATTCACTGCCTGCTGTAGTGATTTGAAATGAAAAAGACGCTAAATAATCTGCTGGTATTGTTACAAACTTGTCACTTGTTGTTAATGCTGATGTAACATTCTTTCTAAATATCTCTAAATCAACATTCTTAAATATTCTTTCTTCTGCCGCTTTTATAAAGTCAGATAGATGATTTACAAAGGATGTTTCTGAATTATCAGTGTAATCCTGTATTGCTGTTTTTAATTGCGCAAATGTAAAGCTCATCTAAGCCTCCAAAGTAACTGGTCCTACTGTAGCAAACACACCACCACCTGTTATAGATCCAGATGTAGATTCTGCAGCAACAGTAATAGTATATGTATCATCTGTTAATTTAGTTATAGCATATCCTGTAGCTAAGTTAAAGTTAGCCGCTGTTAATCCATCAAAACCTAAACAGTTTCTAAATCTTACTGTATCCGATGTAGATCTTCCGTGATCTTTCTCTGTTACTGTAACAACAGTACTACCGCCTACTGCAGCGGCTGTTGTAAATGGATCAACCAGTAGCAGCCTCTCTGTTGCAGGTTCTATTCTATCTGGCCTTGCATTTAACAAAGACTGACTGTCATCTGTTTTAAATTTTCCTAAATGGTTCTGAGGATGGTCTGGATCAACCACATCATACCCGACCATCATGCCAGTTTTAGCGCCATTTCTAATCTCTGGTATTAGTTCTCTAAGCGGATACCTAAATCCTGTTTTGTCACATATACCATATGCATATTTACCAACTGAGTAAGGCATTACTTTTCTTTCTTAGTTTTATAAAAATACTCATCGCTATCACCAAATCTATCTAATTTACCTTCGTTTTCAACTTGATAATAGTCTGTGCTGACTAAAAAATCAGGTGTTAGAGGCTTATCTGGTGTTAAGCTATTATCGTATATTCTTGTTCTATTATTTGGATACAAACAAAATTGACCGTTTTCTAATTCCAATAAATTATGTGACTTGTGTTCTTGTGGTGTTTCGCTTGTGCTAAAATCAACTGTATCTATGTCACCATGATAATTATCTAATGTAGCTATATAACTGCCTTTGAGACTACCTGCATCTCTCGTATATATTTCATATGTCATTGATCCTATAAACTGCTTTTGTATGCAGGTTACATTGTAATCCATGCAATTCCAAAACTGTAAATTATACAAATCTAAGTCTGGCTCTGGCGTTTTTGGCTCACTAACAAAAGCGCTTATTGGTAGTTTGTCAAACATAGCACCGTATTCTGGTAAATATGTTTCAAAATAAAAAGCTCTACCGGGCAAAGATTTACAAGAGACCCATATACCTTTTACAAACTTGCCATGTCCGTCTTCATGATCACGTAAATATTCTTTTCTAACCCATACTTGGACAGCAGGTAAATTGCATATTAATCTCGACAACTAGTAACCTCTATTAAATCTGAGTCCTTTTGTAGCAGCTCCCCCACCACGCATTTTAATAACTTTGCCACCTTTTTTCATGTATCCCATTTTGTTAACTACATCAGGTCTTTCTCTTTTTAACGCTTGAAGACCTTTGGCCTCTGGTGGAATAGGTTTTTTCATAGTGCCGCCTCCTGCTTTCTTTTTAACTTTTGCATAATTTTCTGGTGACATTCTTGCTTTTGCAAACTTTTTACCACCTCTCTTCACTAAATTATCATAAGTAAACTGTGCATCGTAAGATGAAGTAGGCTTACCTCCCTTTTGAACAATATTACTTCTTTTCTTTTTTACAGGAGCTTTTTTTGGAGCAACTTTTGGTGTTTTTTTCTTTTTAGGTAAATCAAGTTCAGGACCTGTAACAACACCTTTGGTCTTTTTAGTTTTAGGTTTAGTGTCTGCAACAGATTTTTTAGGCTTTACTAGCTCAGAAATACCTGAAGTTAAAACAGCCCTGTTAACCATCTGCTGAAATCTTTTAGCATTTGTTGGTGACATACGAGATACGTTAGATCTAGGTGTCACTGCTGTACTAGGTTTTTTTAACTGAGTTGCCCTTGGCTTTGTTACTGCTGTAGACCTTAAACTCTTTGGTCTAGGCTTTGGCAATGGCTGTGTTTTGGTTCTTTGTGTATTAGTAACAAGTCTTTGGAATCTTTGAGATGGTTTTAATATTCTAGGTAATTGACTTAAAAATTTTGGTATTCTTGAAAATGGTAACACACCCATACCAATATTCATCATATCTTCTTTTGTTATTCTTCTTTTGTTAGGCCCTGTCTGTACATTTTTATCTTTTTCTATTCTGCCAGACATGACATTATAATTAGGGTCATTTATTTTTCTCTTAGCTTCTTCAAGAGTTAAACCGCCTGTTTTTATTTTTTTCTTTTTCACAGCCATTATTTTTTCCTCTTCATAACTTTAGATTGAAACTCGACCTTTGAATCAGGTGCTTTTCTCATGTCTTTACCAGATACACCGCTACCTTCTTTCATAAACATTTTTTTCTTACCTATAGATTTTGGTCTTGGCTTAGGCTTAGTCATCATTGGTCTTGGTTTAGGAGTTGGTGTAGTTGTTTTTTTCTTAGGCTTAGATCCTGCAACACCTAAAGCACTAAGTGTAGGCTTTGGTGTTTTTCTTAAACCTTGCGCTGTCTGTGAAGATCTTTTGCTTATACCGCTTATAGTTTTGCCTTTACCGGGCTTTTTTGGCACCATTCTGTATTGACCACCTCTTTGTGGCTGTGTTTTAGCTGTTCCTGTTGTTGCGGCACCCACATCTTTTGCAGTCTTTATAACCCTTTTTGCAACTTGGCCAGCTCCTTTTATAAGTCTTGCTTGTGGTGTAATAGCGATTGTGCCTAGAATAGCTTTTTCTACTTTACCTGCTCTTCTTCCCTTCTTACCCATGCTTTCAGCTTTTTTCTGGTTAATATTACCTTTTCTACCAGACATTACATTGTAATCAGGATCAGTGATTTTTTTCTTTGCAGCTTCTAATTTTCCACCTTTTTTCTTAGCTAAAACTAATTCTCTAATTTTCTTTTGAGCCTCTGCTTTACTAATTGCACCTGATCTAGCTGCGTTAGCTAAATTTTTAAACTGCCCTATTTTTGCTGGACCAACTCTATCTTTTCTTATTCTAGTTACCTTGCCACCACCAGCTAGTCTTGGATCACTGCCTTTTGGGCTGGTTCTTGGACTAACTCTTTTCTTCATGGGTCCTCTTGGGTCCATGCTTTTTGGCTTGGACATTCCTCTTGGTTTTGGCTTTGGCTTCATAGGCGTTAATTTTTTTCTTGGTTTGATTTGTAAGGGCATAATTAACCTCCATAAAATGTATTGTAAGGAACAAATCTAGCAGAAGAGCTGTCTTGGTCTTCTCCTGCCGCTAACTCAAACTGAAACTCGTACTCTTGTTTAAGAGGAGCAACTCTGTTTGCAACTTCTGGTCTCTTCATAGCAATGTAATAAGCCAATCCAGAAACAAGACATGGTGCAAATCTTGGTGGTACAAAAGATGTTGTTGTCCCATCAATACCAGATGAAATACCATCTATTCCCACAATTCTAAAAAAAGATAAAGTATATGTGTCTGCACTGTCTGGGACAGGCCACATCGTAACTGTTACAGAACCAGCAAGCCTTTGTACGAATATCTGTGTAGGCTTACCTTGTGTGTTCTTTGCGCTTTGTTGTGCATATGTTGATACACTAATTCTTGTTAGGTTTGTATCTACCTGACTTGTACCAGTTCCAGTTCTAATCTGATGCTCTAATATATCCACAGTATCTGTAGGCATAGTGTATGTCGCTGTTCCTGAGCTAAGTGACAATGTGCCAGATGCTATTGTCCAAAGATTTAGTCCTCTATTCTGCCACTCCATAGTTAATAAGTTAAAACTACGTCTGGCATTTCTTAAATCATTACCTGTTCTTAATTCTAACCCTGCTCTTGCATACGCCTCTTCAAACAGGTCTGGTATATCTGGAACTACTACTGCCATTTATTTGACCTTTCTATAAGCTCTCGTCTTTCTTGCAATCTTCTTTGGCTGTTTAGATACTTGTTTACCTGCTCTAGTTGCTTTTCGCTTAGCAGCCGTAGAACGGGCATATTCAGAGGGCGAAAGAGCCTTAATTGCTTTTTCAGGTAAGTAACGCTCACCTGTTGCTTTTGGCCCTTGTGTACTAGGTTTACCACTTTTGGTTCGCCACTTCTGTTTACCCCAAGCCTTTAAACTCCTTTGTGGTTTTTTCAATCCGCCCATTACTTTTTATTCATCCAAGCTGTTGTACCCATGTATGCACCCACGATGCCTGCGCCTGAAATGTAGAAAAGTGAAGAAATTTCTGCAAGTGCATTAATTCTTTCTATACTAATAAAAGGCATGAACATCATAAAAGTAAATAATCCCATAGCTATTAAAGTATACCTTGCCATTCTTAGTTGAGCAAGGTTTTTGCGTAAGGCTGTTTCTGTTTCTTTTATCTCTTTCATATTAGAAAGCTCTGCATCAGAAACAATGCCATCTCCATCTATATCATACTCATTGTACTTACTTGATGATTGTAATTTCTTTTGTTTCGTTTTCATTTGTTCTTAACCGCACTATTTAGTGAATTTATAACATCATCTATATTAGGCTCTTTTTGCCAAGGATTGTAAACACATTTAAACTTCTTTGGACACCAGCTTTCGATCATCATCTCGTATGTTTCATTGCCACCTTTGTAAATACACGCCATCATACCAGTTTTTGATTTAATTCTTTTGGAAAGCCTACATGTTGTATATTTTTTTTTTTAGTTTTACCCTGCCATATTTTTTGCTGTTTAGTATAATCTTTCGGTTTATATGTATAACCATCAGC